TGTTCGGCTGTCATATCTTTAGCTTTTTGATTTAATGTATTTATTCTCATTAAATCGCCAATTTCCATTCCATATAGGTCAGCTAATTTTTGTCTAGCGATAGGACTCATTTTTGATATATCACCTTGCATTTCTAATTGCTTGGTCATTTCTTTCATTGCACCTTCTTCATCACCAATTGCTTTTAAATATCTAGCCTTTTCCATGTTTATAGTTTTTCCAGATATTGCTTGATATTCCATTTGAGATGTTAATGATTCTTCTATGTTTAATAATCCATCAGTTGCTTTAACCATTTTTTCAATATCAAGACCAATTGAAGCTGCATATGCTGCTGTCTTAACCATTTGTTTTGCATTACCAGCCATTGACTTAGCTAACAATCCACCATTCTTGGCAAGATCTTTCATTACCTTTCCAGGAGCTACTCCCATTGCTTGTGACATTTCATTTGCAACAATTTGCATGTTAGCAGCTGTTTCTTCTGATGCACCTCCTATTTCCATTAAGGTCATTTGAACTTCTCCAGCAACCTTTGATCCATATCCAAATGCTTTACCTATATCAGCAACTTTGGCAGCTGTTTCGCCTGATAATATATCTGCTCTACCAAACTGATCTATAAACTGTGCTTGAACATCACGAATTTCTTTTGCAGTTGCAAGTAGCGTGCTTTGTGATGCTTGTAGTTCGTACGATTGCATTACTAGCTCTTTACTTTGAGCAACTGATAATCCTGTAGTGTCTGCAAACTTTAAAGCTTCTTGAGTAACTTTTTGTAATGCTTTAAATACGGCATATACTGCGGCTGCGGCCGCTGCTAATGCTGCAACCTTTGCTAAAACTCCTAATACTAATAATCCTTGTGGTCCAATTGCTCTTGTAGCTACTTTTAAAGCTGCATTTAATGCTTGGGTTTTATTGGCACCTTTGGCCATTTGTCCAACAAATTCGCCCATACCAGCATTTAATCCTTTTTTTATTATTCCATTAGCTTGATCTAATCCAATCATTTTAGATAGCATCTTACCACCTGGAATTTTTTCCATAAAGCCTTCTGCAAATCCTGTTAATTTATCAGTTCCTGCATGTAATGTATTTAATGCTTCTTCTGATGCAGCTCCCCATTTTGAAGTATAATCTTCAAATTGACTAATGGTATTTAATTGCTCCATCATTACTTGTTTTGTTTCCATGGTTATATCACCATGCATAGCAGAAGCTTGAACTTGTTTTCGCATTGCTTGAATATTTTGTTTCAATGCTTTACCACGATCTCTAGTATAATCTGTTAAGTTATTTTGTATTGATGCTTGTTCAGAAACTAATTTATTGATACCTTCTGAAATGTCTTCATAACTAGCAGCATTACCTGCTATTGTTTGATATTCTGATGCAACTTGTTTTAATAATTTTAATTCTTCAACTAGAACTGCATTATTTTTTATACCACCTTTTAAAATTTGGTCCATGACTTTGGCAGCCTGTTCTCCTTCTATTCCGAAATTTTTCATCATACCGGATGCAGTGTTCAGCAAATCATTTATTTGTTTTTGCTTTTTTGGATCGCCTGCGTTATTTTCGTTACCGTTAGCCATAGTATATTATATTATCTTCGAGTTCTATATTTTCCTTTATGTCTGTATCTAACCTTTGCACCTTTTTTACGATCTGGTTTGAATTCGAATCCAAATCTTTTTGCAAACTTTCCATAACATAAAGATGAGTCAGGATTTTTTAAACAATAACTAGCCATTAAATCTAATGTACGTTCTCGTTGTTTTTGAAAATCTGATAATGCAGCTTTTACCTCAGGATCATCATTGGCTATTTTTATTGCCTTTCCTAAGTCTCGTGTAAGTGGTTTTTGAGCTAACATGCCAAAAAGTTTACTTAAAAATCCTTCAGTTAAATTTACTTGTTTTAGAATTTTTTCTTCTATTCTATTGAAATTATTTGCCATATTTATCCCTATCGGTTATTTTAATATAAATATGGAACTACCAGAATATTATCGTCGTTTTCTTATGTTAGGTCTTGATATTCCTTTACCTTTGGATTGTTCTTTATTGGCTTTCTTTTGAGCTTCTGCTTTTTGTTTTAAAGCTTTTTCAATGCTTTTATAATAGAATGTTCTTAACCAGATTGGCATTTCATATACGTCAGTCCAAGTGAACCCACCTTTCCCATAATATATCAGTTCAAATATCTGATTATGCAGTACGGGCCTGTAATTAGGCCCTAGGCCAAAAAAAGTTGGTGTCAATGGGCAGATCTACCTCAAATGGTTCACCGGTCATATTATCAACCAAATCAATCTTAAGATCGATATCAGGCATTACTTTTGTTATATGACCTCTTAATGCTCTAGAATCAATAGCAAGCATTTCTTTCTGTACAAAGTTTCTAATAGGACCTGAACCTCTTTCACCGTCTATAGATGTTATAGTATGTATTAATCTTGTAGTTAATTCACTATCTCCATATCCTGATCTTTTAGAAAACTTTTTAACTGCTTTTAATTCTTCGTCTATACCTTTACTATCTGAATGCGATAACATTTTAAACGTTACAAGTCTTTTCGATGCTGGTAATGTAAATTCAAATTCATTAACGTTTGGTTCAATTGTATCCCAATCTATTTCTTTATCATCAAATGCAGTTAAATCAATTTTTTCTGTTTGTTTTTCACCTGATGGTGCTGTTATAGAAAATTCATAATCTTTACCATAACCTAATACTCTTGCTGCAATCATTATAGCATTTTTATCACCAGTTAAAATATCATTGTAATTTATTTTTTCACCTTTACCATTTCCTACTATCAAAGCTCTAAACAATTTATCTAATACTACACCTTGTTTAATATATGATTGAGTAGTTAATATATCTTCTTCTCTTGCAGACATATATTTCATTTCTACTTGGCCTTGTGATAATGGATTATCTTTTGGATATAATAATCCTTTTGATGGTAAGTCTACAATTTCTGTTGGAAATTTAGGTGCTTCTGATTTACCTGATTCAGCTGGTGCTTTATAATTAGCTATAGCTCTTTGTTTTAATTCAGCATCAGAAACTGATTTTTTTTCTGGATATTCGTCGTTTACTTTTGGCATAACATTTCCTCTTTAATTTTATAACGCTTTATAATAAATATGTAAGAACAAAAAAAATCCCACCGTTAGGTAGGATTTTCTTAAGCTCTATAAGTTTGATCTAGAATTGAAGGATTGCATAATCATATTTTAGAGTCAATTCGATGTTAACAGGATCTTCAGTAGCCCAATCCATATCACCAAATGTTGCAGCAGATATATATGCTCCTTTTAAAGTCCATTCTTCAACCTTATCACCTACTGGTCCTAAAGTATTAAATACAATGTCCTTTTTATAGAAATCTGAATATCCATCTCTACCTGTTACAGATTCGTGATGCAATCTTACCCATTCCATAACTGCCTGGGCACCTGATGGCACAACTGGGTCATATAATGTTATTGTTACATCTTGCCATCTAGATTTACCTTTCAACTTTCTTTCAACGTTAATATGATCTAAAATCAATTCACCTTGATCAATTGAAGGTCTTGAAGCAGCTTTTATTAAGTATGATGGAATACCTTCTACATACATTATAAACCTATTAGCTACTTTTGGTTCAAATGCGGTAAACATCACTTCGGTTGGGTCTAGCAATTCAGCCATTTTTTATCTCCTATCTCATTTAATATAAATATACAATTTCCTAAAAAGTTCTATCTACTATTCTGGAAATGCTGCACCAGTTGGTAGAATATTAAAGTCAATGATAATAAATTCAGCCGTCTTAGTTGGTTGCAAGAATAACTGACCTACCATTTGATTTCTATCTATCACATCTGGTGTATTATTTGTTTCATCCATTACTACTTTAAAAGCATATAAACCTTGTCTTTGTTGTACACTTTCTAAATATGGATTCACTATATTTAAGAATCTTAATCTAGTTGCTGCAGTATTTTGTTCAAATACTAAGAACTTAGTAGCAGAAGCAATAAACTTCTTAGCTGCGATTAATAATCTTCTAACATTTACTCTATCTAATGCAGATGCTTTCTTTTGAAGAGTTTTTTGTCCCCAAACACATACACCCGTATTAGGGAAAGTTGCGATTGGATTAACATTACTTTCATATAAAGTATCTCTATTAGTATGAGTTAATTTTCTCTCTGCCATTGTAGCACTATCAATTCCACCTCTATTCAATCCTGCAGGAGCAAACCATTCAGCTGCCACTCTATCATTGAATGCATATACACCTGGTATAACTACTGATGGTGGAACCCATACATTCTTAGCTAATTGATTATCTGGAATCATTACCCATGGCCAATACATTGCAGCATAATTTGAATCTCTTCCTTCTGCTTTTGCAGTTGCTGTTGCAATTGTTGAACCGTATGATGCTGGATCTACGATTGCAAAACAATCTCCTCTATCTTCACACATGTCAATTGCTTGAGTAATTATAGCACCATGATTTGCATGATTATCTGTTAATCCAGGTAACAATATTAAATTAATATCATATTCATCTTGATTCTTAAGAATCTTGATTGCATCTTCATATGCAGTTTTACCATCATTAGCTGAACCTAAATTATATCCTTGCATATTCGTGTTAGTAATGTTTTCATAAAATGCAATTGGATGCTGTACATTACCATCAGAACCACCTTGGAATGAACCAGATGATACAGTTGGTAAAGAACCTGATAAACCTGCATCTCTAACATTTCCGTTTTCATCTAAATAATTATAAGTTGTTACATGAGTTGTTACTCTAACATATTTAGATTTGTTCGGGAATGAACCTGACAATTGAAGGAATGGATCATTTGTTCCTGAATCTCTAACTGTCATTGTTTGATCACCAATTACTTTTCCAATAAAATTAGAAGTATTTGGATCAAGTGTTAAATTATTATATTGTTCAATGATTGATTTTCTTTTATCTGTATCATCACCTCTTCTAATTAATAGGTTGAATGAACCTTTTGCAGTATTAACAGATGTTACTTCAAATTTAAAATTGTCTTTTGAACCTGATGCATATAATCCATTAGTTCCAATTGGTCCATTACTATTTAAAATTGCACCATCATTTAACGATGTTAAAGTAAAGCAATTTGTTGAAGTAGTTGTATTAGTACCTCCAGCTAATGTTAATACATCACTAAAAGTTGTTCCTGAACCAGAATCAACTGAAATACTATTTCCTGCTGTTCCTGCACTTGATGCAGATAAAGCTAAGAATGTTGTTCCATCTACTGCTGTTACACCAATTGCCGCTGTATTAATTTCTGCTACTAAATTGTCTAATGTAGTAGCTACGTCAGATCCGGTTGCGAAGAAACGAATGTTTCCATTATCAACTGGGACTCCACCTGCCGGATCAGCTGCTATAAATCTAGTCTCTGTTCCTCCTACTGTAATTTGAAATTCATCTTCTGGTGTTTGACCATGACTGTTTAATATGGTCAACTTTCCTGAAGCTATTCCAGATCCCACTGTAGTTGATGATGATATAGTTGCTTTTGCTGGTGCATATGCTCCTGCTAATATTCTTACAACTGTTAATGTTTCTGCATGCTTTAAATATTCTTTTGCTGTATAAGATGTTAAATAAGCATAAGATGATTCTTGTGCTCCAGATCCACTACTAAACGTATCTCCAAATATTTGCTGATATTCAGAATAAGATGATACAACAGTTGGAACACCTGCAGGTCCTTTCACTGTCGGTCCTACCAACGCTGCTCCGATTGCTGCAATACCAGCTGGTAAAAAGGATTGATCTACTTCTTTAGTAAATACACCTGGGCTAACTATTTTTTCTGCCATTCGTTTACTCCTTGTTTAATTTTATTATAAATATACGAAAATGGCATCAAACCATTAGTTTGCAGGAACAAATTCTCCGCTACTTAGGTCTACTGTACCAACTCCGTATTTTTCTTTAAAACTAGCAACTAAATCAGCTTCTTGTTTTTGTAAATCTCTATATTCATTTTCAGCTTCTGTTTCTAATTCATTTAGTTGATCTAATCGCTGATTTGTCAATAGTTTATCTAGTTTTATTTGTCCAAATTCAACTACTTTTGCTTGACTTGCATCACGTAGTTCAGTAATCTTTTCCAGTTCCTCTTTTGTAAATTTAATTGGGTCTGCCATAACTTATTCTCCTTTTATTAATTACATTTATAAATATGCTATTCTTACTTAAGAATACCTTTTTTTGTGTATATGTCTTTGATTTAATGCAGGTGCTGGATCTGTTATTCTTCTCCTGCTTTGATTTGTATTTCCTTTATCGGATCTATCTAATATTTGAGTTGGTTTTGTTGAATTAGTATATCCGCCTGGAGGTGGATTTTCAGTATCAACATTAAATGTTTGAGTTTCTGTTTTAAAATTAATTTTTTTAACTGAATAACTTTTTCTGAAACTTGAAGCGCGTAATTCAGATTCAAACAATAATGTTGCTTTTGTTGTTAATGGTAATGTTGCTCTTATAATTCTATCTTCACCTGTATTATTTAAAGTTTCAAATGAATAGTCACCTATATAGGTTGCAAACTTCCATGTAGTACCCCATGCAAATCCTCCTACTGGCATTATTTGTTCTACAATCGAATTTAACTGTTCTGTATATTCAGTCCATATTAATAAATCATAAGTAACATCAATATACTCTGGAATACTTGATATAAAATATTCGCCTGAAGGTTTTTTATCTCGTAATACATTAAATCTATCATACTTGTTTTGCATGGTGTATTTGTTTTTAAATATTAATGAGTTCCCAGCTGGATTAATATTAACATCTAATTTTTTTAATGAATCTCGTTCAACAATATTATTACGTTTGATAATCATTAATGGTGTTAATAATTTACCTTTAGTATCTCTCATATAACCATGTTTTTGAACTTGGCTCCATTTTTCACCGTTTGCATACATAATTGGTACATCAATGACTTTATTGTCTTGAGTTATTTGTGGATGTACTATTTCTCGTAGATAAGAAATAACAGCATAATCTACGTCATAAATATTACATGTAGGCGTTTTAATAGTATCATTATCTCTTCTGATTTGATCAGCTCTATTGATACTACGATCATTACTAGTCGATGAATATGTTTTATTTAACTTTATCTTAGCCATTTATTATAAGTTTTTTGGTAATTGATATTCTTGATCTGGATTACCTCCGAAATTTGTTTCAACAAGATTTAATCTATTTCTTCTAGTAACATGTGCTTCTACTACTAAAGAAACTGCAAATCCAAATTCATCTCTTTCTTGAGCTATACGTCCTAAATCTGTTGTAGGATTAGTGCCTCTCCAATATTGACTTGTTGATGTTTTATCTATTTCATAATATTCATTATCCCATTGAAGAATATCTCCTTCTTCGATAATAATATTATCATCTTTAAGATAGTCACGATTAAAAGCAAATATACCTGTTCTAGTAGAATCTAATCCATAATCATCAGATATAATTGATTTTTCATCTTTTTGAACTAAACAAGGTATTTTAATTGGATTGTAATATTTTTTATTATCAGATTCACCATATAAATTTTCTCGTGTTGAATCAAGTACAAGTTTATAGAGCTCTATCTCAGTGTCAATTATTTCAACAACGAGTTCTCTATTCATATGTCTTATAAGACTTGCGTCTCTACCTGATCCAAATAGTGCCATAATTATCCTATATAAATTTTAAGTGGTATCTTCATCATCTGATTCTGCATTGCATCAGATTCTGCTTGTTTTCTTTCCAATTGTGCTTGTCTTGACATTGTATCCAGGATCTCTTTAAGTTCTGTTATAAGACCCTCTTTTTCAGTCTGAGCGGCTGATATAAGGTCCGCTCCGTTCAATGTTATTTCTGCATTAGGAATTGGTAATGATGAATATTTACCACGAATATATCCTAACATTTCTTTTGCTAATGCTAATGTATATCTTCTTATCCATTGTTTACCAACAGCATTTATTCTAGAATAAACTACATCTTCATATGGAACATTTGAAAAATCTGATATCCTTCCTGTTGCTCCTTTCAATGGATTTGATCTTTCATCTTTTAGAATATATTCAAAATAAACTTTTGTTGTTATATCTGTATTTGGTAATGGAAATAATTTTAATCTATTATTTACTAGTTCAAATGAATAAGCTGATTTTCTTATTTGATCATTAAATTCAATTGCTTGTAATCTTAATACATCAGCATATGTTGGCATCATCATAAATTGTACACCTGGAGAATAATTTCCAAAAGCAAATTGATCTAACATTTGCTGTGATCCTAATCCTGTTCCAATAAATGGATCAAAATATCTAATTAATGCAGGAGGAGCCTCATGAAATATACGTTTTATTTCAATTGAATCTGTTCCTGCAGTTCCTGATTCTAAATTTACAATAGACGAATCTGTTAAATCATAAATTTGTTTATTAGTTTCTACAGATAAAGATCCTGTATAATATGTTACATTTCCACCAGAACCAGCTTCTGTACCATAATCTTCTGCTAATTCAATAATACCTCCAAAGTTTGCTGATACCTTTTGCCCTGTCAAATTAGAACCTGTTTCAGCTCCATATAAATTTAAAAGATTATCTCTTATATTATATGTATTAACTTGTGCACCATATTCAGTCACAGCTTCTTCAAAACATGCAAAGAAATTTATATTTTGCAATTCAATATCTGTTAAAGGATATCCCAAACGTTTGGCGCACCAGTCTGCAGTATTAACAGATGCTGTAACAAATGTTAAATCTGTATCATATAATCCGAACGGTGTGTTTCCAGAAACATCTGAAAATGATGATGATCCTGGCCAAATTGGAATTTTTACTGCCATAGCTTACCTTCTCTTATTTTTATATAAATATGTAGAAACGAAAGATTAAATGATAATTTGACCTGATGTTAATTCAATTGTACCTGAAATTAATTGAACTGGTACGCCTGGTACGGCAGCTTCTTCGTAATAAACAGTCATAAAAAGATGGTCGAAATAAACTCTACCAGATGAAATAGTAGACATATCTAGAGTTGCTATAACATCATTAGCAGTAGTTGCTGACCATTCTAAGCCCCATCTTGTAGTTGAACCACCATATGTTACCGTTGCATCTGATTTACCAAAAGCTGCACTTGGAGCTAACGAATCACCATTATCTGTTCCATTATTAAGAAATATTAAAGGCGTGGCTGCAAAATTATTACCTTGACCTTCTACAGTTATTTCTAATCCATTGATAGTAGCTCCACTTGGCACATTAAGATTTCCAAATGTTAGAGTTATATCATCAAGAGCATTACTCATAAATGGATTATTACGTGTGTTATCTGACGATGACCATGCATCTATTGCACCAATATCAGTTCCTTGCGCGTTAGTTGATGTTGCTACTGAAGTTGTTGTTGCCATTTTACTTTTCTAGTTTGCTGTTAATGTAAAAGTTTTTATAGTTTTTGTCTTACCTACTACTATCTGAACTGAAATAGCTAAAGTATCTTTTGCATCATCACTAGCAGCTGGTGTATGTGCCAGACCAGTAATTGTTATTGTTCCACCTGCTTGTTTAGTTGTTATTGCAGGGAATGGTGATGATACTTTAGCATCATTTGCTGATACTCGAGTTGAAAATGATGCGGATGCATTTTGCAATGATGTTATATTGCTATTAGCTGTTATAATATTTGTTTTATTTGCATTTGCTGTTTGAAAAGCTTGACTACCACTAAAAAATGATAAAGAAGTATTATCTCGCGTTTCAAATATTTTTGCAGTTATATATTGAAGCGATGTTTGTAACGGTGATATAACATCATCTTCATCTAATATTTCATTTAAACTCGATGATATTTTTACGGCTGTAGTTTTTAATCCTAAAGATGCTGTATTTTCAGTTGCTAAATCTTTAAATCCTTTTCCAAAACTTCCAGAATCTACTAAACCTTTTATTAGATCTGGATCTTGATCAAATTTTCCTAGTTTTGCCATTATATTATCCTCTTAAAATAAATTGTCCATGTACCCTGTACTTGAGCATCACCTGATGAATCCAAAGTTGTAGATTTTAATCTTGGATATATGTATTGATCAGCTTCTATAGAATGACTCATTAGACCTCTTGCATTAATATATCTCAGTCCATATCTATCATTAGTAGCATGTTGCATGGATGCAGATCTATGTAGCTCTGTTAAATTCAATATTTGATTGACATCGTTGGCATTAGTTTGATGTAATGCTAATGATGCTGAAACTGGATCTCCGGTCAATAATGATGCTGTAAAAGTATATGGTGAATTATCTTTATTACCATTTGCTAACAATGTCCATCCTGTGATTTGACATTTATAAGGAACTTGCCATCCTGCCTGTACAAAACGCTTATCTGCTCCTGCTAAATTAATTTGTGTAACATCCGAATCATCTCCATAATCTTTATTCCAGAAATAATAATTTAATCCTTGTCTATTTGGACCATGCCAATTTGTATTGTCAGCATCTGTTTGAAATGAAAATTGAAAATGGTCTTCATTCTTTGAATATACATAACCACTTGCGCTTATATTGGCTGAAGCTGTTACATTAGTTATATTTGCCTCATTTCCTAATTCTAATCTTTTCTGTGTATTTATTATTGCTAGTCTTTGATTAGAATCAATAATTGACATATTAGATACACCAACTTGTAATTCTAATGTTCCTGTACCTGAAGATGGATTGAATGTATATGTATTTCCTGTTTGTATATCAAAACTACCTGCACTTAAAAATAAATTATCTGCACTTATTCTTCCACTTGCACTTATATCACCTGAGGCTGTTACATGTGTAGCATTGTTTCCTAATACTATACTACTTCCATCAATAAATGTTCGGTTGGAAGGTACACCTATAGTAAGATTATTACTAGTTTTTTGTGCCAATATAAAATCGTCTACTGTATATGTATTTGCTATTATATTACCACTTGCACTTATATCGCTTGAGGCTGTTATATTACCTGTTCTATCTAATTTAAATACTGCATTTTGTCCTGATTGGGCAACTGGTCCTGGAGCTATTGCAAAAAATCCGTCTCCGTCAGTACTTGTTCTATCTAATGCTAAACTAAATGCTTGGCCGTCACCTGATGCTGACATTTCGATACCTACAACTCTGTTACCTGTTGGATGTTCTGAATGTATTTTTAATACAGATCCTCCGTCTCTTCCTATTAATTCAAGTACTCCTGCTCCATCAGGTGATTCAATTGTAGGCGTATTTATCTCTTTTGCAATTACTAATGCACTTGAACTTATATTGCTTGATGCTGTTATGCTAGCTGCAGAAACAAATCCAGAAACTCTAAGTCCTGTAGCTGCAGAATTATTTGCTCGAAGAATATTAAATGAACCAGTTCCTGCTGTATGCACTGCTGATAAACTTGAACTTACTCTATGTTGGTTTTGGCTATTTGCTGGTGTAATTTGAGTATCAGATGTTATTAGACTGCTATTCAATGTAAGAGCACCAGAAAATCTTCCTGTACCAGATACATCCAATTTATAAGATGGCGATGTATGTCCTACGGCTAGATCTCCACCTGCAGGATTGATATAGCAATCATTGAAGCCATCAAAAAAGATTTTTGTAGTATTTGAACTGAATATTTGCAAAAATCCTTTTGTTGCGGAAGAACCTATGTCAACAGCTTTCCTTGTGGTAGAATCTGTTTCATAAATTTCTATATCGTTTGAATTTATATATACTCCTTTTGATACAGCTGTTGGTGAATTAAAACTGCTTGCTATTAGTTGACCACTTGCACTTATATTTCCTGATGCTGTTATATGACCTGAAGTGTCTAAATTTCCATTTAAATCTATATCTCCTGTTACTTCAAGTATTGCTTCATCTCCTCTTATATGGACTATTTCAGTTCCTTCTGATTTAAATAAAATATCATCTCCACTATCTATATTAATATCATTTGAACAACTAATTACTAATCGTGTTGATTGAAGTGAAAGAATTGGTGGAGTTTGTGTACCTATAAAATATCCACTATTAGATGCTTGTATAGTACCACTTGAACTTATATTGCCTGAAGCTGTTACGTTACCTCTAATTCTAGTAAAAAATAAACCTGATCCATGACCAAGAGTTGTATTACCGTCTATACTAACGTTTCCACTATGGAATGTTGTATTGTTGGCAAATATATTGAAATCTTGAAAGTTATTTTCTGTTCCATCGTCTATTACAAGATTACCTACTCCTCCTGCTTCTCCAAAACGATATGTTCTAGAACTACCAGCATGAACTTGTAACTGTGTTTTTGTATGAATAGCACCGCTAGCACTTATATCACCACTTGCGCTGATATCACCTGTTACTGTTAGCGATGAAGCTGGCTGAGTTGTATTGATTCCAAATTTTACGTTATTGGCATCATTTTTTGTGATTACAGAACTTGTAGGTCCGTCTTGAACTTTAAATATAGTACCATTACCTGCCGTAGCATTATCACCAAATGTATATGCTAAATTATTATCAGCAACTTTTCCTTGACCTTTCATTACTTCTTCACCATCTGCATCAAGTATTAAAAAGAAATTGCTATGGTTGGTCAATCCATGAAATTGATGCGATGTGCTTACAGTTCCTGCAGAACCTCCAGGTTGACCAAATTTGGTTGCACCCGTACTTCGAAAATGGCCAAATGAAGCTGTTGATGTAATACTTGCTGAAACATTGCCTGTTAATGTTGCATTTCCTACTATATCTAATACTTGATTTGGCGAAGTTGTTCCTATACCTAATCTAGAATGAACTACTGCATTATTAGTAATTATAGTTCCACTTGAACTTATATTACCTGAGGCTGTTATTTCTCCACTTACTTTTAAGTCAGAATTGTGAATGGCAACATTTTTAGACTGTATAGATAATTTTTGTTGTCCACCTCTGTTTATGTCTATTTGACCAGCTGTAATCCTTATGAAGTCATTTCCGCCTATTCCATCAAGACCTATTCTTCCACCAGTAGGCACATAAACATCACTTCCTTCTATAGTTCCACTTGCACTTATATCTCCCGATGATGTTATATCTGTATTTACTTTTATATTAGTATTAAAAGTTAAAGGTTCGTTTGCTCCTCCTTTGGAAATTTCTCCTGCTCCTCCAAAAAGAATGCCATTGTTGTAGCTTAAATTTAATGCATCTCCATGGATAGTTCCACTTGCACTTATATTACCCGAGGCTGTTATGTTTGTAACATGTATAGATGGCTGACCAGTTAATCCATCAGCAATATCAGCATGAGATGAGGATATTTCTTTTATTATTTCATGAGATGCAGAAACTGCATATGATGCTGATATTGCAAACGATGCAGATGGTGGTAAGAACAATGAGCCTGTACCATCTCTTATATCTCCATTGTTATCGCGTTGCAGGACTCGTTGATAAGTATCCTGAATGTTTTGGCCGGTGAAATCTGGTAACGGCATTTAGTAACCCCTATTTTTGTTTTGCTAATACATTCAATACACCGTTAATAACTTTTCCTTTCGAAGATTGATTGATTGGTTTGAATTGAGTATATGTAGCTATAACTTTGTTTAGTTTATCCTTTTTATAAGATAAATTATCAATATTTACATTTTCATGAATTAATAATTTCATGATATTGATTATATGTTTCTTCTCTGTTTCTGTAATTGTAACTGGTTTTGATTTTTTAGTTTCTTTTATTTTAGAAACTTGTACTTTTGGTCCGGTTGATTCTATCATAGGCTTTTGTTGAGATTTCACTTCAACTGTTACTTTTTTACTTGCTTCAATTTCAAAGTCTGATTGCCATGGTGTAAAATAAGTATCTTCTGCTATTACTTCTAATCTTATATTACCTTTTGATGATTCATCAATTAAACCTTTTAATTTTCTAATAGGTATTTCACATTTACCTGCTGATGATATTTTACCATTAAACATTAAACTATAGTCAGATGTTTCTACAACTAAACGTGCTTTTGAATTAGAAAGGCTTGCGCCTTCTATTTTTATATCACATTCAAATAGTTCTGCTTTATCTGTAAATAATTTATACATCTGATTTCTCCTTATATGGTACTAATTTATTTAATTTCTTTCTTCGAAAATCACATCCGCAATCGATACCTAACAATTTACTTATTTTTTTAACAATCCATTTAATACCTGTAAATGTTGTTATTTTTTCTATCGTATCTCCTAAACCTTTAGACATGTATATTTTCCACGGTTAAATCTATTCCTAACACTTCTTTAACTACCATTTCACAATCTTTGGCTGTTACTTCAATATCATCTCTAATTGTTTTTTGGCCAGAATATGTTTCAATACCTTTTACTTTACATATTAATTTTATAAATCGCTTCTTTTTTTCTGGGTCAAGTTCTTCTACAGCACGAATAGCTCCTTCTACAGATCCGCCTGCTGCTTCAACTATTTCAAGAACTAATAGTACTTCGTCCCATTTATGTGGATTATCATTCCACTTAAAGTTTGCCTCGTCCCATTTTATTTTAGTAGCCATTTTATATAAATATGTGTATATACAAAAGAAAAGGCGCACTTGGCGCCTTTCCTTAATCAATATTTAGATTAACTATTATAGTCTATCTAATCCTTCTACAAATACCTTACCGTAGAATTCTGGTCTTACCATCTTCTTAGCATATCTAGTCATTACACCTTTTCTTGGAGTGAATGATTTAGGATCATATACTAATGGAGTCATGATAAGTGGAATATATGGAGCATATACCGCACCAGTTTCAAGGAACTGAGTTCCTCTGTATCCCATTAATATGGTATTTTCAGTCATATATGGATTCTTATAAACTTGGAATCTATTATTAATAGCTCCAACTTTCTGTACACCCATTGCAAACTGCGCTTTATCACCATCTGTATCAGCAGCATATCCTGGAATTGATTCTAGAATAGTTGCAACACTTGGAGAACATACAAGGAAGTTCGCTCCACCTCTTAATGTTAATTGGTGAATCTTGTTACTTACCTTTTGAATTTTAGTTCCTAAAGTTTGGAACCAAGTTCCTTGGTTGTATGCTTGAGCAGCCGCATTAGATAATTTAAATCCTCCTGTAGCTGAATCATACTCTTGACCAATTCTTGCAGACCATCTATCAACTGTCTGAGCATTTTGGATTAACATATCTAAAATTTCTAAATCAATTTCTTGCGAAACATATTCAGATAACATAGAAGTTAATTCAGCCTCAGCGTCAATTGAATGATAAGCATTTAAGTCTTGAGCAAATTCAGGAGTCCATACTGCTTTCAACTTTCTAGTCTTAGCAACTATAGCCTCAGATCTCATTTCAAGATTGATTTCTGGAATATCTAATGTAGATACTGCACCACCTCCTGCTGACGGGAATGATACTGCATTACCATCTTCGAAGTCACCTCTAGTAACATCAGTTGGTGCTTTTTGATACTTAAATGTTGCATTAAACGTTGTTGGAGTAGCTGCTGTCTTCTTAATTAAGAATTGAACTATACCAGACGTTGGTGCAGAAGTAAACTGCGGGAAGAACGTACTAATACCTGAACCAGATACTGTAAATGCTCTTACGCCTTTAAGATCAGCTGCTTCTAATGAAGAAGTTGTTGTTCTTAATACTGTAAATAAGTTTAAATTAGCTCCACCTAATGATGCAGAGAATGCTGAATCAAAGTTAGTTGCAAATTCAAGACCAGCTTGAGTAAATGCACCTTTATCAGTAAACGTACCTGTACCAGCTGCAATCGAACCTGTATTCCAACTTGTTCCACCATCACCTAAGTTTGATGTAGTAGCTTCGTTAATTGAATAACCAAATCTACCTGCACCATAAAGACCTTCAGTTGCTACTGTAGTTCCTTTATCGTCATCAGTTACACCAAATACAGAATCATTTTGTGAATCTTTACCAGCTCCTGTTTCAAATCCTGGTTGTGATGTTCCATATTTAAAGTCTAGGAAAAATACTAGACCTGATGGTAAGTTCATTGGCTGAACGCTTACAAAATCTTTTGCAGCTATTTCAGCAAAAATTCTTCTTACCAATGGAAGAGCAACACCTGACCATTCTTCTGAGTTAGAAGCAGTACCAGTTGAATTAGCTTCAGAAACTAATTGCTTTGCTTGGTTTTCTAAAAGAACTGCCATACCTGATTTTTCATACTCGTGGCTTAATCCTTCAAGAAGACCTGTTTTTTGCCATTTATTAACAAGACCAGCTGCTTCCTTTCTTTGGATGTTAGCTGCTTGAGTTGGCATTAATGAATTTATATCCATTTTAATTTCTCCCTCTTTTAAGAATTATCCGTTAAGACCTGCTAGCTTTTTCCAACGATTAGCTAATGTATTTCCTTCTGAAAGGATGTTTTTAGCTGGTCTCGTTGTTCTAGATGGTCTAGACGCATACGATTCTTTGATTGTTTTTTTACTTTTACCATTTAATTTAAATGACTCAGATAATGTAGCAAATACTAATTTAACTTCTCTCAATGTTTGAGCTCTGTCAAAGTTTTCAATTACTTTCATTTTTTGAGATTCATTTAATGAATGGTTTCTAAATAGTTTGTTAGAGAATAAAAGTTTTGCATTTAAAAGATTAACTTCATTCAATTTTGATTTCATGAATCTGATAACTTTGTAAGCTTCTTCAAGATCTTTCTTGTCTTCAGTCTCTTTCACGTCATCTTTGTCTTCACCTTCATTAGTTTCTTCTTTATCTTCGCCTTCATCTACTTCATCTTCTTCTCTTAAAGCTTCGATAATTTCATCTAATGTGATGTCTTCATTAGTCTCATCTTTGTCTTCAGTTTCTTTTACATCATCTTTTTCTTCACCTTCTCCAATATGACCTTTCATACCAAACTGATCAGATTTTCCTGGATCGTCTTGATCTTTACCATAAGCTTGATCTAACTTGTTATCTCCAGAACCAATTTTTGAAGAATCAGATACTTCGTCCATATCTTCTTTTTCTCCTTCATCCATTGTGTCTTCGTCTTCTTCAAGTTCTCTCAAAATTGCTTCAAGTTCTAGATCTTCTTCCATTCCATCTTCTTCAGCTTCGTCAACTGGTTTCCCGGCATGTGCATCTTCACCTTTACCGTTCTTTTCAATTGGATCTTCAGCTTCTTCATCCATTTTGTCATCGCCATAGTCGCCTTCCATCGCTGGCTCCATTTCTGGTTCCGTTGCTGGCTCTTCCATTGCTGGTTCGTCCATTGGCATTTCTTCTTCCATACCTTCTTCTTCAGAAAGTTTGGCAGACAACATAGATTGAATTCTTGGTGTAAAAGCTTCTTCTAATGCTAATTTTGCATTAGCTAATGCTGTTTCTCTAACCGCTTTTGCGTCAGCAATAGCCTCTTTCAATAAATTGTTCATTGATTGTCTCCTCTTAATAAAATTTTGTCGGAAGTAAGGTTATTAGGAACCTTAATAGAATTGTTTATAAATATTCAGGGACAGTATATTAGAATACTGTATATTCATTTGTCAATTATAAATATGTCCGTATTCGAGAAAACAGGCTGATTTTTTAAAAAATGTATAGGAAATTATTCGTCGCGAAGACTTTGCATCTGTTGATGATATTTGGCTTTGGCCATTTGTTCACGTCTTTTATCAGATTTTTTTTTGAAAAATCTCCTATCTTTTAATTCTTGAAGAGTTCCTGCATCTTTCAATGCTCTTTTCCAAAATCTAATTGCAAACCCAATATCACCTTTTGGTTGATGTTTTGTTTTAACTACAGACGCAGCTAATGCTTGTCCTGGAATATGCGATTGCCAAATTTTATGTTTCTTGTTCATATAACTATTTTATGATTATAACTATTCTTAATATAAAGAATATATTTCAATTTACCAAATATATTAAGATTTTTTTACTGCTTTTGTTACAACTTTTCTTCTATTTAATAAATAAGCATCTGTTTTATCTTTATCACCATCATTATCTATATCACCATCTTCTTGGCCTACTGGATCTAAAGCTTCTCCTATTCTATAATACTTATTTAATATACCACCCATATCTTCATATGCTGATTCTAATCTTTGCTGTAATGTATGAACTTCACCTGCAGTTTTTTCAAAAACTTTATAAGCTTCTTTTAATTGTTTCATATGACGACCAGTTGTAACATTATCAAACCAATGTTCTGATTCTGATAAAGTTAATTGTTCTGCTACATTTACAATTTCACCTAATTGTTCTGTAATTTCTCTTAATGATGTATTTCTATATACAGAATCACCCATTTGATGATAATTACCAACAGCTTCCGTAAATGATCTTTTTTGCTCTCTTGTTAAACCTTTTTGTTCTTCTTGAGTAAAGTTTTCATTGATTAAAGATCTTAACAATGTTTTTTCAAATTTATTTGTTGCCATTATAGATTCCTCTTTTGTCTTTCTAAATATTTTTGAAGATCTTCTAATCCTTTCATAGAAACATTCATATATCTAGATATTTGTTTTTCAGCTGTTTCATACATATAATTACCAGTTTCATCGCCTTTCTGTTCTACTGCAGTACCCAACGCTTGATGAAACTCTTCTAAACTTGTCAATAATTCGTTTAGTTGGTCTGAAAAATATTCAATATCTATTCCGACAGGTACTCCAGCTTTTTCTTTTTCCGCTCTAGATTTCATTCTTGGAAAAGCTTGGGCCATTGGATTTTCTGTCAGTAAACCATCATTACTTCGACTTTTACCTTCAAACAATTGTTTATATTTATCTTTTAAATTCATCATCTTATTTCGGTTGTAATTGAGTTAAATCTTCTGGTGGAATATTTCCTCCAAAGTCTGGACCTTTTGGTAATTTACCTCTTTTTTCTGGAGTTGCAAATTTACTTTTTGCTCCAGTTAATCCACCTTCAACATTTTCAAATCCTAATGTATCAAATACTTCACCAGTACCAGGTTTACCTTTTTTATTTGTTGGACCATATGCTGATCTTAAATCTTCTAATGCCATGATTAAAACTCCTTTATAATGTCAGTTATTAATTTATTTACATTGTGATACTTATCAATAGTATGTTGTTTACCTTCGTTAACTGGTGATAAGAAAGCTCCATGAGTTGATGGATTTGATACAAAATCAAAAGCTATTAGCTCAAAATCTGGCTGAACTTCTAATGTATTATCTCCTTCTCTCATGACCTCTTTTACAGATCCCATACCTCTAGATGATATACCTAATCTAATACCTGATTTAAATAATTCTTTTAATATATTACCAGCTGGTGTTCCTAATACTTCTACAGTACCTACTAAATCATTTCCTTTCCAAGCCATTTCTAAAACGTTATGAGAAACGTTATTTAAATTTACTACTGATGAATCAGGATGGTCAAGTTCACCTAAAGCTCTTTTTTCTTTAATAAATTCATTAGAATACTTATTTGCTTCTCTCACTAATGTTTCTTTTGGATAAATTCTGCCATTTTGGTTTTTTGCTTCTGCTCTCTGTAGAACACCGTTAACAATTAATCGTCCGCCGTTATTTGCAAGACTTTCATTAATTTGTTGCGGAGTTACCTCAAACGTTGTATATTCAACTAATAATTGTTTTGACATTGCTTATCCCTTATTATATAATCCTGAATTCAAAAACGCTTGATGTTCTTCAAAACGTCTTCGTTCATCAGCAAATTTTTTCTTTTGTTCAGCTAAAGTTAAATCTTTATTTTCTTTAGCCTTTATAAATTGTTGCCATGTTCTATTTAAGATCATTGTGACAACTCCTTTAATCGATTTGCAATCCTCGTCATTCTTTCATTTATTTTTGCAAAACGCCTTCCTGTTGATTTCCAAAAATGAGATGAATCAACTCCCATTTCTGTTTTTAATCTTATATTATTATTAACAATCTTTTCCATTAATCCTAACATTTTATTAACTTCAGATATACCTCTGTTAACTTTTTGTTGCGGAGTTGAAGTTGGATCTTTTTTATAATCTCTATATGATGTCTCATTTAATTGACCTGTTTCATGTATCATTGACATCATTTTTTTATAGATAGAATCTTTTACCATTTCAAATCCAGTACTATTTGTTGCATTTTGTTTTTGCTTCTTTTTTCCTGAACCTTTTTTATCATCTTCCATATCATGAAATGCATATGGAGTTTTTGGAGGTCCTTCTCCGCCATCTAATGCACCAGTTGTACTACCTTCTTGAACTTCACTATCTTTATCGTCATGACCATATACATGATCTTCTTCAAGAAATTTTTTAAAAGATTTTAAATAATCCATTTAATTACTCCTATTGTTGTCTTTTAAAGACATATATATTACCACCTGTTGATTGTACCTTTTCAGGAGCTATATCATATATTTTTTCAACCGCAAATTCTGAACCTGCAATAGTTGCTCCACCTGCTACAAATATTTTTGTTGTTGCAGAATCAGAAGAAGCGCCTAACATAAATGCTCCATAGCCTTCAAATGATCCGGTGGTTGTAGTTGCAACTACTTTGGCACCATAATACTTACCGTTATATCCTAAACGTCTTCCATAAGAACCTGTTAATTCGTTATGGCCTGCATTACCCCATCCTGAATGTTGAGTTCCTCCTGCTGACATTATTTAGTCTCCATTTTTTTAAGTTCTTTAATTAACTCATAATACTTAAGTATTGTTAAGACATGTTTATCTTTAATAGTAGATGAATTAGATATTTCAGATAACATATTATTAACTTCCTGAAGTTTAATTTTAACAATCTTTGAACCTACTCTAGAAGCTGATCTTGTCAATGCTTTTTGAATAGTAGGAATTTCTGATTGAACATATTCTTTTAAAGCAACTGTATTTGTTACATTATTAATATATTCTCTCAATATACTTTTTTGTTTAGCATTCAATCCATCATATTTAGTATTGAATTTATCTATCAACATTTTATACGAAAGTAATCTTACATCTTTTTCTTGTACAGAATATGATTCTTTAACAAGATTTCCACGTTTAACTTTTACAGGATTATTTAAACAATTTCGTAATACATGTTCAACTAATGTACTTTTTGATCTAACTATCTGAGCTGGATTATCAACTTCTGCATATTCAAATAATTTAAATATTGAAGCTAAAATTGTATAGTTTGAAACTCTTGCTTTAAAGAAATTTTCAACTATGAATTGATCATTTATTTCTTTTATAAGATTGTATTTTTGTCTACGAAGAATACTTTCATTTAATGATTTTCTTGCAGATATACATGCTTGCAAAAATTTTTGAGCACTAGTTTCAGTTTTAAATTCTTCTTCTTGAATTGTACGGTATAGTTGTAATTCTTTACCTAACTCAGTTCCTGATTTGAAATGTCTTTTGATGATTGGCAATGCTTTAGTTTTGCGACCGTGCATGGTATCTGCAGCTATTTGACGCACTAGCATCTCAAAAAGAATACCGGTATTTTTATACTTTGAATGCTTTATCTTTTTCATTGACACACTGTCCTGTAATTACGCTTATTATTTTTAAATAAATATGTAGATTTCAAAGAATCACTACGGTTTTTCATTACCGATCAGGTTTTTCTCATCTAAAAGAGTTCCTTTGTCAGGATCTTCCTTCTTTTCTGACAATGATTCTTGTATAATCTTTGGTGTTTTCTTTATTTTTTCTAACTGTTGAATGATAGCAGCTGCTTCTGTACTTTCAGTACTTAATGGTCCGCCGCCTCTATATTTATGCTGTAATGGAGATTTATCAGAAGCTAATGATTTATTAAGTGATTTGACACCTAATGCATCTCTACCAAATGGTGAATTTGCTCTACCCCATGATCCATATTTCTTTGGACGGCCGGGACCTGCTACAGGATTATCAGCTCCTTCATCTTGTTGTCCTGGTATATCCATTTTATTTTGTACATGCATTGAAGCTATATCATGAGGAGTACCAAAACTCATATTTGTTTTCTTTGGATCATTTCCTTCTGATGTAATTTGTTCTTTTCTAAAGCCTTCTTTAAGATCTTCAATTACTTGTTCTTGTTCTGCAGTCCATTCATCTTGACTCATGTTAAATATATTTTCATAAATGTATCTTTCAGAAAATAATTTAGATTCTTTCATTGTATTTGCTAAACCAATTTTTTCATTTAATAGTTCTACTTTTTGTTTTTCATAAACTATTGATGGTGAAGTTAAATTTAATTCAAAATTAATTAACTCTGCATTTGTATATCCTTGAGTATATAAATGTACAATTGCAATTTTTGTTAATTCTGAAACAAATATTTTTTGCAATCTTTCTATAGTTCTTGCAAATCTAATATCTTCTGCTGCTAATGTTGCTTTACCTTCAACTCCTTCATCGTATCCTAAAAATGCTTTTGGTATTCTTAATGCAGAAAATAATTTATTTTTTAAATAATCAATATCTTCTATTTGGCCATCATTAGCCATACCTGCTAACGATTCAATATTTGTACCAGAATCACCACCTCTAACTGGAAGATAATAGTCTTCCATCATATTTTGTAAATTGAACTTTAAATTATAATCTCCTGTCTTTTCATCTATATATGGAACTTTTTTCATTTTGTTAATGATTTGTTGCATATGAGAATCAACTTCACCTGGAGGAATATTACCAATATCTATTTTAAATATTCTTCTTTCTGGAGCTCTCATTATTCTATGCAATAACATTGCATCTTCCATTAACATTAATTGTTTGAAAATTTTTCTTCCACCTTCAATCATTGATTTACCATATGGTAAAAAATTTGTATCAGATAATAATCTAAAATGTGCTATTTCAAAAGGCTCAAATTCTTGTCTAGTTGCTCCACCTGGAGACATATTCATACCTTCATAATAAAATTTAACTGCGTATGGATTATCTGCATCAAACATTTCTTCTCGCCTAACTTCATAAGCAGATAATGGTGTTACTCCAACAATACCTACTTCATCTTCAATATCTAATTGTAAAAAGAAATCTCCATACTTACAAGCATTTCTAATCCATGGCCAAAGATTATATTCAATATTTAATATATCATAAAATAAATTTCTTAATATTTTTCTTATGTTATCATCTGGACTTGATATTGTTAATGTATCTCCATCTGCATCTTTTGTAGTCGATTCATCTGCATATATATCTAATGCTGATGATATGATAGGGTCCATATCCATTGCCTCATAATCAGAAAATAATTCTAATTTAGATGAATGAAAATTATAAGATTGATTATAAGTATTATATCCCATCTTATTTGTATGCATACCTGAAAATCTATCAATGTATCTTGTATTACGCATACTACCCATGGATTGTAACTTGTTTGAATCTACAACTTGTAGACGTTTCTTTCCAATTCTACGTACTATAGTATTAGTTGAAAAAAGTCTTTTTAGTCTAGATCTTAATGATGTGTTTGCCATAATTTCCCAATTTAATATAAATATGATATCAACCTAAAAGCCAGGTCAAATCGTCGTTATCTTTATCTCCTGATTGCCAATCCCAACCAGTTCCTTTTAAACTTTCTTTATTTGTATATACTCCATCTGATTTTCCTATACCACCTAAAGATTTTCTGTTTAAGTCCATTCCTTGTTGTTGCAATCTTAATGCAGTATCTCGCATCCATAAACCAGTTGCAAATGACATTACTAAATCATCATTATATCCTCTAGCTGCTTCTGCTCTATGACCTAACCAAATAAATGTAAATAATTCATCTATCAATCTTTTTGAATGTACTAATGGAGTTTTATCTCTAAAATATGTTTCTAATTTAGATATCACTAATGGACGAGTTCTTGAGGTCATTGAAAAGCCAGGAACTTTTTGATGTTTCTTTTTTAAATCATAATTTTTCTTTAAGTGTATTTCTTCATCTAAATATCCATCTTGCTTATAAGAATAGTATAAATTTGAATATCCTTTATCTAATGCCACTTGAATTGAAGCCCATCCAATGTTTGCATTTTCAACTACTAGTAAAGCATTATTATATTCTGTTGCTACTGCAACTAGCATATTACCATATTCTGTAGTTCCTATTTTGCCTCTATATTCTGCAACTTGTTTACATTGTTCTGTATCAAACACATGAAACGCTGAATAGTCTGTAGAATCTCCTCTTGCAACGTCAGCCACTACCATATAATTTTTTGAATAGTTAGGATATTCCCAAACCCAATAATTGCCATCATGACCTCGTTTTTCTATTGGATCTTTAACATATGTTTCTTGATACCATTGTAATATTTCGCCATCCACAACTGTATGACCAGATGATATAAAATCGCAATCACATTCTTGCGCGGCCATTTTTTCACCTAACAATTCAGTTTGTTTAGCTCTCCATGCATCATCTCGATCTGGATGTACTGTCCAATGGAGCATTATGTTATTGAATTCACCTCCTGCGGTAGCTTCTACCCATTGTTTATGAAACCAATTACCAACACCATTAGGTGTAGACAATGCAATACAATCACCACCAGTTGCTAATGTTTGTTGAGCTGCTGTCCATATATCATCAATCTTATCAATAAATGCGGCCTCATCAAATATCAATAATGATAAGGCTTCAGATCTACCTGCATCACCTTTTGATGATATTGCTTTAATTTGTGAACCATTTTTTAATCTTAATGATAATTTATTATCTTCTAATACTGAACCGCTTAACCATTTAGGTAAATTTTCATGCATTACTCTCACTTTTGTAACAAGATTTTTTGCTACATCTTGTTTTGTTGCAATAACTAATACATTAAAATCTGATTTGAATAACATTTTCCATAACGCATATCCAGCAGTTAAAGTTGAAATACCTAACTGTCTAGATTTAAGAATTATATTATATCTGTTTTGTGATATTTGTCTTAATGAATCTTCTTGAAAATCGTATAAATTGAAATATATCTTACCTTGAGTTGGATGTTGAATTATACAGTATTTACGCATGAAATGTACTGGATCTTGTACACATCGTTTATATTCATCACGTATTATTTCTTTTAATGTTTTCTTTACCGCCATAGTTTACTTAATATAAGAAATTTTTTGCAGAAAAACAAGTAAAAGAATAATTATTTTTTCTTGCTTTTTTCAAATGATCGTCCACCAAAATAAGCACCTATTACTGTAATAAGTACTAACTGTAAAAGATCTGTCCATTTTTGTTCAACTTCAAATGCTATTGTTCCTGCATCTATAAATATCATAAGAACTGTACATACTACTAAAAATATAAGCACTAATGGTCTTACATTTTTTGATAACCAAGAATCAGAGTTCATATCAGATTTCCATCTATCTGTAATATTAGCTTCCATTTTGGTTTCATAGTCTGCTATAAGCTCTTTCATTTTTCTTTTTGCTTCTAGCTTTTCTTCTTTTGAGGTTGTTAGATTATCAAGTACACCACCAACTGATTCAACCAGTTCTCCGGCTCCACCTGAAAATAATTTTCCTAATCCTAATCCCATAACTATTTCTCCTTTGATTTTAATTGATCTAAAGTTTCTTTTTTAAATCGATTATATTGTTCATCAATATATTTTAAGTATTTTTCTTTGTAATCTTCTTGATCATATGATTCAACTTTACCATCAGCATTTTGAACAAATTGTAATTTACCTTCCAATGCCCTTTTCAATATTTCAACTTCTGTATCTGCTGTCTTAAAGAATGATGTTGCATTTGCATGCAATTTTTTTCGTTCATACTCTTCATACTTGCCTTCAGCTCTCAATTGAGTTTCCATTTTTACAACACAATCAAAACAAGTTTTATGAGTTTTCCAGAATTTTTTATTTAATCTAACTTCGTCATCATACATATTTTTGCCACAGTTAGGACACTCATTTGGCATACGTATAATTTTGTTGATTTCATCTAATATAGAATTTGCTGGTTGACGAGATTTAAATCCTTCATGTTGAGTAACACGAGTTTTTCTACCTGACACTGGATCTGTTTCTATCCAAATTTTTGGATCTCCATTTTCAAAACGCTCTTCAATATCACTATCTTCAATTTTAGTTTTTGTATTACCTGTATAAATTGATGTTTTTGTCTGTGATTTATGAGTTCCAGCTAACATTTGTTTGATAGCTTTTACGTTTTGTAGTTTACTATTTGCGTTTGATTTAGCCATTTATAACCTTTTTATTTTATTATACCTCGTCTCGTTTTGATAACGATCCACGTACCTTTTGTTGATTTAATCTTTGCTTTAATTTATTGATAACACCTGTATCACCTGCTGCTAATGATTTTATCACTTGCAATAAACCTGCTGCTCTCTGATCATCTGATCCAGATCCTAGAATAGCTTTTAATCTATCAAATCCTTGCATTTTACTTAATGCTGAAAGTCTAGTAGATGCTGTCCTTTTTGCTCTATCTAAATAAGATCTTTCATTTAAAATTTTTTTGATTTCAGATCTTATCGCTTCTCTTAATTTTTCTTCATTCATGAGTGTTCCCTTTATTTTAATATAAATATGCTACTTATCACCTAGTCCGCCAATTCCTAACAATTGATTGATAGGCGCAAATAAACCTGTTAATTTATATGTTTTTCCTTTATATATAAATACTATACCTTCTGTAGGTACTAATTTTTCAAATCCGCCTAAGTCTTCAATACGTTTTAATTCAAATTTTAATTTTTCAAGTGACGCTAAATCCTTAGATTTCTGTATGACTTTGATTTTTGAAGCTATTCTTCGTCTTATATCCTTTACAGCATCTGTTGGAACCACTGATAAATAATCTGAAATGTTAGCTAATATTTCAACTCCTAATTCCAAAAATATTTTTTCAAAATTATATACATTTTGTTTGTTTTGTTTTTTAAAATCTGTTTTATCAAATTCTTTTATTCTATTTAAAATATTAACATCAGGTATACTTGCTTTTGTTAATCTCATAGATTTATCAGAATATCCCCAACGTTTTAGCAAACCAAATTTAATATCATCAGTTGTATCAGGAAATAATTCTTCAATTTTATTTTTCCACCACATTTCATGCCACATTACTAATTCATCAGTATCTTTTAATTTGTATTGTTTTTGTAACTGATTTACCTTGTTGATAAAGTATTGTTCCTTTTCTTCAAAATTAGGTAATTGTTTTAATGTTAATATTTTTGGAGGTATAATTTCAAATTGTTTTTGAATGTTTGCATTTACATCGGCTATCATTTTTTGCAATAATGGAGCATATTCTGGATATGAATCTGTCTTAGTTGCTGTATCTAAATTAAATTCGTCTACTCCATGAAATTGAATATAAGCTTTTGGTCCATACATTACAACGTTTTGAGTTCCTGGATATATAATTTCCATATTTAAAAATCTAGCTCCATTTCTAAATATTTCAAACAATTTTTCTTTTGGTATTCTTAATAATGCACGTTCTAAATCTTGCATTGCAAATGTAAAAGCATTTTCTATTTCTCCTCTTCCTGCAAATTTTGATTTTACTGCATCAATATCCATCGGAGTTCTTATAGTAGATTTATTTCTTGCTGCTCCAACTTTTCCATCTTTAAATGTTACTGCAAGATTTTGTCCATCTGTTTTTTCTTGTACTCCTGCTTCGATATCCAATTTACCTTCAAGAGATAATCGTATCATTTGCTTCATATCACCAAATGTAATATCTCTATCATCGAATGGATGGTTCATATGACCTGCCGCACCACCTTCAGTTATTAATTCAATTGCTAATGATTCACCTAATGTTTTAGGTTTATAGTTATTTTCTTTCAATGTTGTTGGCACTAATTTTTCTCCTTTACTTGATTCAATAGAATCTTCCGCTCCTAGAAAATCTAAAAATTTAAATCCAACAGATTGAGCTATTTTTGAAATATAACTTTTCCATTTTGTATATCCAGGACGTCCTTTATAATCTTTTATATAATCTGTACCTGCAAACTCTCCTCCCTTAACACCTGTTGGAAAATATGATACTGTTAATGGTGGTCCATCTGGATACATTGTATTATGTATTTCAATTGGATTATCTTTTATAATATAATTTATAACTTCGAATCCTAATCTTTTAGCCATATTAGATGTTTGCTTTCTATATGTGGTTTGATTTCCATAAAAATATCTTGGACCATCATCTACATCAGCTTTTCCTTGTGCACCAGCTGTACTTCCTTCTGTTAGATAATCTTTTATATTGATAGTAGTTAAAAATTCTGCTATTGAACTAGAAAATTTTTTTCTTAATAATTGATAAATTTTTGGATCGAACCAACCCATAATATTTTTAAATGTATTCATATCAGCTGTTGCTAATGCTGATCTTAATGTAGTGCCAGACATTTCACCAAATCCTGGTATCTTTAACTCTATATGCGGGGCTATAACAACATATCCATGCGTTTCATATCCTTTTAGATTTGATTTAGACTTTTCATAATCTTGGAAATATCCTGGTGTTCCATCTTTTTTAGTATAGCGCAATCTTCCAGCATCTTTTTTTCCGTATACAAATACAACTGCAGTAGTGTTAGGATTATATTTTTTTAATAAATTTTCTGGTGCGTATACATTACGTTCTTGTACAACATTTTGTATTCCATGCTTTCTAATAACTTGCACCTTTTCTCGAAAATTTAATGGCGATTTAGGAGGATCAACTTTATTTGATGTTACAATATAAGTATTTGATTTTCCAAATTTTCCAGCTAACCAATCATATACTTGTGCATGATGTTTACCCATAGGTTGAAATCTGCCTGGATAGATTGCAATAACAGTTTTTATTTGCGAATTTGCTTCTGTTATTATATTTTGTACTATATGTTGACCTAAATTCATTTTATATAAATATTGATATTATTGATTCTTTAATTTATTTACTTCTTCTACTAATTCATCTATTTTTTTAGATAAAAATACTACAGTTTCATGTAATGCTCCTTCATCTAATTCAGTTGCTGTTAGTTTTTGTTGAGGATCTTTTAAAGATCCAGATACTGCAAATTCTTCTGTTGTTGTTCTAATATTTGACATAATTTATAATGGTTTTTTACAATAATGAATTACCCAATATACATTGGTATTAAAATTATTTGTTCCACCTGTTTTTATTCTTGGAAATAACATTGATCCAGGAGCTAAATCTAAACTTATTGATTGTGACACATGATAATTATTATATTTGAAAAATTTATCATCTGATGCTTTACATTGCGAACTATCTACTGATGCTCCGTGTCTTTGTACAAATGTTCCTGCATTAGTATCTACATGATTTAATTCACTTTGTAAGTCTGAATTACGTGAATACCATAAAGAGCATGAGAAAAAGTCATCATCTGCATGAGTTATGTTTGAGTTAGGTTGCACATAAATGTCCATTGATTTTACACTAGCAGAATAATTAGCACCATGAGGTATCCACCAACCTGTATTCATGTATAATCTACTTTCTGCGTTATCAGATGTTCCATCATAATCTGTTCCATAATCTTGAGCCCAATCTTCATTAGACATAAGACCTTTTGAATTTGGACCTTGCCAGTTAGTATCATCATCTGTGTCACACCTTGCTGTTGCTTCCCATTGATAATAAGTGTTACTAAATATTTGTCCGCTTGCACTTATATTACCTGCAACTGTTAATTTTTCTACTGCCTTTAAAGTTCCTATTCCAACATTGTAATTACTTGCTGTGATAAATAAACCATTAGCATTATTAAGAGCAGTACCTTTAATAATCCTGAAATCGTTTGAACCAGCAGTTGATGTTGCATCTGAGCCTAGCACCCATTGAGTTGTTCCAGCTTTTGCAAAATCAATACGTGAATGATATACAACTGAAGATGCATTTATTTTTAATGTTGCATTGGCATTTGTTCCATCTTTTGGAGCAATAGTCGGATTAATTATTCGTTCTGATTCTATATGACCGCTTGCAGTTATATGACGTGAAGCTGTTATATCTGTTATACCTGTTAATGATCCTTGAAGATTAATATGTCCACCGCCAGATCTAATCCTACCTACTGTTAATAGATCTGTAACAACTGCATCATCGGATATATTTAAAGTTGATGCGGTTATTATACCTGGATGATTTACTTGTATATTACCTGCAGTTTCTATTCTATTAATACCAGTTATGTTTGTTGATCCATCACCAGTTATGTTTCCATTAAATTCAGCATCTTGTGCTACGGCAAAAGTATTATTAAGAGTAAGACCATTGTTTATAGTTACAGCACCAGCATTATCTATTTCAAAATCATTCACTCCACTTGAATTAAAATTATTAGCAGCAGAATGTATTGCAAATCTATTTCTTGAATCATCTACTCCAATTTGGAATGGTGCAGTTGCATGTCGAAAATCTATTCTTCTATCTGTTCCGTCTGTATTCGCGCCACCTAAATGAATAGAACTACCATTTTGCATTACTAAACTTGATGATATTTCAACACCCTGAGATGGATCGATATTAAGTAATTGAACAGCTCGATTACCTGTAAGTTTTGCAACACTAAATGATAATCTAGATGTAACACCACCAGCAGCATTATCAACTGATTTTATAACACTTTTAATAACAGCTGCTTCACCTGCACCTCTATCTTTATCTTCTTCATCTCGTGATCCTGATGCAACAACAAATCTAACAGATCCTATCACATCGCCAGCTGCGCCTTGTTCAAAAAATCCTGATTTTTTTGCTACATCTAATGTTATCGCTTGTAGTTTTGGATCTAATGAATTTATAAATTCAGTAACATTTCCATCAAAGCCACCCTCATCTTCAGCTGCGTTAATCTGATTTTCAAATTCAACACCTGAGGTTTGATTATCAGAACCAAAAGCTATTCCTGTTGCAACACTCGCTGCTTCAGCTGCTTGAGCTACAGATAAAACACCTGCGCCACCTCTTTGATATTTCAATACTAATTCACTTCCAGTTGCTGCCGATGCTGCATCAAAATTGAATGATTCCAAATCTCCAAATCGATTGATACGCAAACCTTTCTGTTCTGCCTTTCTTTGGAATTGAAATTCATCTGCACGAAAATCTATTTCTTTTTCTGGATTATTTGTATTAAATCCAATTTTATCTCCAGATCCAGAAAAATATAATGATTGATCTTTTGATCCTGATAATATAAATGATGCATTATCTACATTATCTTTTAACATTTGCATTGAAGCATCATTTAAACTGTAATTTCCGTAAATTATTTGTTGAGCAAATACACCACTTCCGCTTTGTATGATACTAGCAGTTGTTCTTGCATTTGCCATGTCTGGTTGATTAACGGCTCCAACAATTTTATTTGTTAGTCGAAATGCATTTGGATTGTTACAATAAGATGCTGAAATATACATTGAATTTTGATCAAGAGATCCTGTCGGTCCAGCACCTGCATCAAAACCTGGACGTAAGTAAATTCCACCTACATAATTATTTATTTGTTCAATAGAAGCAGATATCATTCCAGCAGCTGTTTCAGTTGGACTAACTTCTACTTCAATAATATGACTAACTCTACTATCTAATGTTGGAAGAATATTTTTTGATCCAGTTTGAAGAGCTGTAAATGTAAATGTCGGATTTGTTGATCCTGTTGCATCTGGAAAAAATTGTGGTTTTCTTGATGTAATAATTAATCCATATAAATCTCCATCACTACCACTAACTGATGCTGATATAAAACTTGATGAAACATGTAACGGACTATTTATAACATCTCGAGAAGCAGTTGCTATATTAAAAGCTGATGCTGTAAATGCAATTGGAACTTGAATTAGAAAATCATTGCCACCTAATCCTGGTGAAGAAGATGTTACATGAGCACCACCACCAATTGAAAATGTTTTCAAAGTAGAATGATTAGTTAAACTTTGAGTGATAAATGCAAATGGTGTTGACAACGGTCCAGTGTTAACAGCATTAAATGTTAACGTTTGCAAACTAGCTGTTGCTGAAACTCCAAAATAAGATGCACTTCTATTAATAATATCAGCAATTGCCTGAACTCCTTGTTCTCTTGATGAAGATTGATAAAATATAATAGATTCTGTAACTCCGTCAAAATTGTTAATTGATTGTGATATAGAACTTGTATAGAAAAATTCAAATGGCCAAGTCAATCCATTATTAATTGATTCAAACGGAACTTCACTGTTTAAAGATTGTGATGGTATAAACTCAAACACTTTACCGCCTGAACCAGATAAAAAGAATTTGTATTGTGGTCCGCCAGGTCCATATCCTGTATACGAATCTTGTGAACTTGAAAAGCTAGTAATAGTTACGGAACCAGATGCTCTATGAAACACAGGTGGATTTGTATAATATAATCTAAACTTTTTAGCCACATATCCTTGCCTACTAGCAGTAAATTCAAAAAATTTACTTCCTTGAGAACCATATGATGACGAATCAGATGCACTGTTTGGAGCTGTTATAATACGATATTGATGCTGAATTTCTGGTGTTGTATATGCTATAGTATAAAAATGGTCTGCTAATGTACTACCACTAACATTGAAAAAACTAGCTGTATTATTGACAGGCGTATGATAATTATTTGCATTCGCAGACATTGAAATTTCAATAATTTGTCTTTCACCTGCAGATTGTGAATTTCCAACCAACGGACTACCTGATGGTATTAGTGCTAAACTACCTGATAATTGTATAAAAGCATCTGATGGTGCAAATCCTATTTGTGGCATTACTTTCCTTTTAACTAATTAATTTAAATTCAACATCCAATTTATTATAATCAACTGCATAATATCCATTGAGCATTGTTATAACAGCATCCATTCTACCTAACGCTAGTAAATCTTGTGCCATGGTTCCAATATATTTTGCAGCCTGGCCAATATAACTAAATTCGTAAATAGGTATTCCAGATTTTGAAGTTCCTATTATTTTGTAATTTTCTTTCAATCTTATATCTGAATGAAAATATGCTGCACCACCAGCTGGTGCTGTTGTTGCAACAGTTGCTTGGTTAATTGTAGCAGATACTGCTACTGATACTCCAGAAGTAGTTACAGCTGATGAATTATTACTTGTGGATGTACTATTATTATTGGTTCCAGTAGTTAGTCCTGCAGGACTATCATTTACAGTTGCTGTTGTAACAGGTGGTGTGTAATTATGGTCATATCGTTCAAATTCAAAACAACCATGAGGAACTGCTTGATCAGGTCTTTTTACTGAAGATATTTGCATATTAATTGCTTCATTATAATATTCTCCTTGATTCATTGCAGACAAAGATATTCCATTATCAGATGTGTCTATTGGTGCTTGTGCTTGGCTTGGATAATTTACTCTATTATAATAATTGTAATAAAGTTCATTTGCAATTCCTAACATTGATAGCGAAGTTCCGTTATTTATTGCTGTTGATGATGGTACTGCCATTTTATTTCTCCAATTTTTTAATTCTTTCTGTTAATTCATCTATTTGTTTTTGTTGGTCTTTTATTCCTTCAATTAATACTGCAACTAGTTTTTCATATTTTACTGCTAAGAATCCTGTATCTCTTTCTATTACAGCTGATGGAATTACTTTTTGAACATCTTGTGCAATCACACCAATATCATGTTTTGTTCCATCTTGTAGATAAGTATCATCTGTTGTCCACATTGGAGCATCTTCATTATCTTTCCAGTCAAATTCAACTCCACGTAGACTTTTTATTTTGTCTAATGCATCTTCTATTATAAATATGTTTTCTTTCTGTCTTTCATCAGAAGAATAGAAAGCTAATATGTCTTGGCCACTTCGTATTTCATCTTGATTAAACATTGGTCCATCAACACCGTAAAAAGAATATCCATCTTCATCTGCATACGCAAGATATGCACACATAATAGTTTCTTGCGCACTTGATCCAAGACATAATCCTAAAGTAGCTTCAGCAACAACTCCTGCATGAAATGGTTTTGTTTTGGTTTGCGTGTTTAATGGACATGAATTTTGCTGAAATGGTTTAACTTTTCCAGTCAATGTTGGTGCAGTATTTGTCCACCATGCAGGCGGAGTAAATCCATTTGATATTCCAAAAAATGCACTTGTTCTATTAGATCCTAAAGTAGCACCTCCTGATGATACAAATAATGGTGCACCTGCACCTGCATCTCCAAAATCACTTGTATTGGTGATTCGAACTGTACCTGCTGTTATTTCCATTCCTGGATGAGCTGGTGATGTTAATACATCGTCATCAATACGTAATACTTGTTGGTCACTGGCATTAAAGAATGTTATGTTATTGCCAGAACCTCCTATTTCAATACGCTTGCCAGAACCTCTAGTTCTAATACGCGCATTTGAACCTGGACCTGTCAATCCGGTGCTGGTGAAGTCCCATCCTCCAATGTTGGCTGTATTATTTGTTGAATCCAATAAAAATCTTGCAGCATTGTTTGCACGCATTTCCAATATACCATTGTTAAGATCAAAATATGTACCACTACTATTAGCTAATCCAGCTAAACCTCCATTTGCAATTGCAGCTGTATCAGCGTTTTGAGATAAAATAACACCAGTTTTTAACATGTTTCCAGATATTTGAGTACCACCACCCAATGTTGGAGCTGGACCACAAGCTATTTTTTGAATTACCATGTGATCTTGTCTGCCTGCACCACCACCAGAATTGTCAACTGCTATACGCATAGCTAAATCATCATCTGCTCTATTACTCCATTCTACATGATGAATCGGTGTAGTAAAATCACCATTTCTATATACTTTACCAGTTGCACCTTTTTCATGTATAGTTATTTGTATACGCAATAAATCACCTGCATTATAATTTCCTCCAATAACTTCAACACTACCAACTGGGGACTGAGAATCGTTATTTGGGTGGACATTGCTTCCGGCAGCACTTTGATCGGTTCGGTAATACGTCCAGATATTACCATTATTTTGCAGATAGATATTATAAAAGTTATTGCTATAACTTGTACCATTCAGTTTACCCATACCAATCATTGTTAACCCGGTTGTTTTTTTCATTAACACGTCAACGGTCATTGTAGGTCGAGTATCTCTTTGCCAGTAATTTTTACTAACCATTGACCATTTCCAACTATTTTCAACAGGTGCATCTGGAGGTATTGTAAAAAATACTCCTTGGTCAGCAAAAGATGCAGAAACTTTAGGTAATCTTCCAGTCATGGCTCTATCAAAGTCTGCAGAATCTTTTTCTGCAAAATAAAAATGGTCATTTAAAGAAGCTGATGTTGTGCATATATGTTCAAATGATTCATTAATTTTTGTTGGTGTTACAAGACTTTGAAGAGAATTCATACCTATAACATTTTGTGTATTGTAAGGTATAACACCTCCTCTTCGTTTTATGTTACCTTTTAAAATTTCATTGTTATATGTTCCATCATGCTCCATAACTGCAACAATAGTATCATGATCAGTTGGAGTAAATTTTAGCGATCCAGAACCATTTCCAGGATTATTACCTACTATTAAATATTCCATCTCACCAGCAGTATTTGGTGTATATTTTATAGTACATAAATGATCCAATCCATCTTGAGTATTAAATGCTCCATACGGTATAGAGTCACCAGCAGTGGTAAATTGAGGACTATGACCAGAAAATCGTTTGTCTATTGATTGAGATGAAAACATTATATAATGTCTTCCTTTTGCGTTACTACTTTCTAGATGAGTTACAAGTCGTTTTTGACGCGCATTTAAATGCCTACCTTCTGCTACGTAACCAGTAGGTGTTCTTAAAAAGTCCCCATTGATTCCAACTTCACCAGAATTCAATGTAGCCTTATTTGATTCATAGTTAGCTAAAAAAGTTAAATTACTTTCACCACCAACAGCAATACCAGGCGGAAAAGTCAAATCAGCTAATGATTGAGATATAACTGATGCTTCAACTCCACCACCACCTTGATTGAAATCACCTGTATTTGTAACATTGATTTGACCTGAAACTGTTAAGCTTGAACCGTCCCAAACTAACTTATCTCCTAATGAAAAATTACCATCGCTATCAACAAAAAATCCAGTATTTGAATTGTTATGTGTGCCAGTACCAACATGTAATTTTCCATCACCAATAGTAACTCCACCTATATTACCTAAGCTAGCTGATAATGTTCCATCAACAGAAAGTGTACTTCCATCAAATTCCAATTTAGGATTTGATGATCCACCTAACTTAAATGTACCTGCATCTAAATCTAATTCTGATCCAGCGGATGCGCCAAAATTATTTGATTTAATTTTACCTGTCTGAATTGAATCACCATCAATTATAGTTCCACCACTTGCAGCATCTGTATTTGTTACAATAGCTTCCATCTGACTGGTTGAAAGCACAGTATCTTTATAATATCTTATGTCATGCCATGTTCCATGGAATGCTTTATTATTTGATGAAAACCATCCTGGAGCTCCATGTTCCCATTTTACATAACTTGATGCAGTAAATTCAGATGGCCAGCCAAATAATTTATCTCCGGAACTACTTGCAAATGTTATCTTCCCACTAGCTCCAGTTTCATATGAACCAGATGTTATATTGTAAACATCAATAGAAGATGAATGATTTTCTTTGGCTGTAACAAATATATGATATAAATCATTTTCTTTGATTGGAAAAGCTGCAGGTGTTGTAATGGTGAATGAATTACGTCTTGAAGCGTCATTATCAACAGAACCTGAATATATTCTCCATTGTAACCTATTGGTATTTAATTTTAACAAATCAAATCTAGGAAAGTTACGTGTTACAAAAGTATGTTTATCCATACTTTCAGATGCAAATGACATTCTAAATCCTGCAGAGAATGCATTTTGGCCAGCTGGTAATGATGATGTAATTGCATTTGACGCAGATGCAAATGGTCCTTGTAATTCAGTTGTTCCTATAATAGTTACAGCACCAGGTACTGCAAAATTAACTAAATTTTGTTGACTATATGAAGCTGTAAATCCGTTAGGAGTTTGACTTAAAATTTTATTGTTTGTTGATCCATTAAAATTGTAATGTAAAAATAAGTTATCATTTGGTGCTTGAGCAGCTCTTGAACCTATTTCTATTTTACCTTTGAAATATCCATTTTGAGTATATAAACCAAATCCAGTAACATCATCTGAAAAACTTGAGTCTGTTATGCCTGATAAATCTCCAAGTCTAGCTTTAAGATCAACGTCGTATACTCCTGATCCAGTTCGTTCTACAATGTCTATATATGGTGTAGTTGGGTCATTTGGATTAGCATTTAATCTTATATAACCAGTTCCTAATTTACCAGTTGATACAATTACCTGCGATCCTGTATATCCTTGTGCGCCTGCAGGTGTATCACCTAACGACTGTGATGGTCCAAATATACCAGATCCTAATCCTCTTTCAATATAAATTTTACCTGCAAAATTTTGATCGCTGCCAGGCACATCACGCGAAGCAGATTCAACTTTAACATATTCAGTTGAGAATCCAGTATCGGTAACTTTTTTAAGTGTTAATATTTCACCTACAGCAAAACCTGATACATTGACAACTGACATGGTTGTATCTGTTGCTGTATATGCTCCTGCAGGATTATCAGCTGATGAAGTTAATGTAGTTGAATTGGCAACATATAATTGACCTCCTACCGCATTAACTGATTCTTTTTCAAATACCGCAGTTGATAATGTACCTCTTATTCTTGCGTTTTCTACTTCAAGGAAACCTCCACTTGCAGCAGTTAATCTAAAACCAGATCCAGCTAGGTTAGAAGCAAAACCATCAGATTCAATAGTTCCATCTTTTCGGATAATCATTGAACCACCTTGGAACTTTTCATTATCAAACGTCCAACCTGCTATTTGATTGGTAGATCCTAATTCAAATATTGTGCTTCCTCCAGTGACACCTTTTATACCAAAATCATCTGAAGCTTTATATTTTAATTCTACAAAATCGTTATTATCATCTACACCATCAAAAACTTTTAATCCATAACTTGCACTTAAATGTACACCTAGATTTGTAAGTTTAGATGCTGATATTGACCAACCTGCTATTTGATTGGTAGATCCTAACTGAAATATATCTACATTACCAACCTTTCCTTGTAAACCAAAATCAGTAGTACTTTGAAAATACATTTTAATTCTATTTTGGTCTGATGATTTTTGAACCATTATTGCTGGTGTATCATCTGCTTCAAGTCTTATACCTGATCCATTACTTGGATCTGACATATTTGAATTAAATAAATTAGTATCATCAAATTCAAATCCAGCAATTTTACCACCAGTAAATTGTACTTTTGATCCAGTTATTTGTCCAGTACTTTTTAATATTAAAGCATTGTTAGATGATGAAATTGTAGTGGCATCAATACTAAATCCACCTATATCACCTGAGTTAGCTGAAATTTTACCTGATATATCGGCATTTGTAGCTTTTAATGCTCCAGCCGTATCAACACTAAATGGTGCAGATGCAAATGTTGCATGACCTAATTGTATTCCAGTATCTGCATCAGCAATAAGAATACTATTACCTGATCCTAATGTTAATGATTTACCTGCAGAGCTTAGTTCGATATTTGTAGCAGATAATTTATCTACACCTATATCAAAGCCACCTATTGTACCACCAGCTTCTGCTGTAATAGTACCTTGCATAACTACACTACCAGTTTGATCTAAATGAAAATTACTTGCAGATATTTCAATATTTCCATTTGATCCGCAAACAAAACTTGAAGTACTTCCTAAAAAGAATTTTTGAGTTTTTATATCTAATTCAGATGGATCTGTACGGAATCTAAAAAAGTTGTTAGCATCTTGTACTAACTCAAATCCAACTCCGTCATATACTGTTGAACTACCAGGTAATACAGATCCACTATAAAATAAAAATCCTGGTCCTGATGTTCCATTTAATGCTTCAGCAAAACCTTCATAACCAATTGATCTTATAAACCCAGAACTTACACCTGCTAATTCTATACCAGAACCAACAGAATTACCTATAAATATTGAACCTGATAAAAGATTGGACCCTCCTTCTATATATACATTTGCTCCTGTAAATATTGCTCCACCAACTTGTGTTTTATGTTTAGATGCTTTACCATTTGAATCATAATATCTTATTTCAAAATCTTGAGCGGTATGCATTTTATCAACTGCTATAGGAACAAGTATTCTTGTCATTGAAGGAGAAAATCCTTCAAGTCTATTTGGATACATATGAATTTCACTTAAATGCCATTCACCTGCTCTTACAACAAATATTGGAACACCATCTCCATCTTTGTCTGGTTCAAAATGTGCTTGTATGTTATCAAATCTTGATCCAGAACCCCCTTCAATTGTACCAATATGTTTTCCTAATGATTTATCGTTAATAAAAAATGTTGGCGACTCTTGTCCTTTTCCAGCTGTAGCTTTGAATGCTGATCCTGATATGTAAATATCAATTCGAGGTTTTTGAATGTTATCTGTTTTTGCATTTGGATTGTCAAATGATTTTGCATCAAATTCAATATAATATGGTGCGCCTGCATATATTCTACGAGCGAATTGATCTTTTATTTTAACAAGATGAAAATGATTATTACTTGAAAATCCAGAACTTGCATTTGGACGTATCTTTAAAGCAGACATTAAATGAGTTCTACTATGATCAACTATTGGTGTACCTTGTCCTCCACCGCCTCTTTTCTCCCAATACTTGTTAATAGTATTATTACCTAATATTATACCCATTCCAGTTGAAGTAGTAAGACTTGTTTCATCAATTAACATGTCTTGTTGTTCAACATCTGTTTCATTTACTTGGACAAAATCTCCTGTAGCAGCTTGATTTTTTTGATATACTCTAATTCTAGCTATATCCCCAGTTGCAGGCATTAAATTAGATATTATAATATTTGCATATGATTGGCTATTTTCTGTTGTTACAAAATTTGGTTTTTGAGAATAAGATGCTGTCCATGTAGTAGTTGGCTCAAATCCATGAATTTTTTGAATTGAACCATCTTTTGCAGTATAGTTAAAATTATATGTATTTGTTACATCAGCTACAAATTCACTTTGAAGTTTAACAATTGTTGCTTCGTATGAAGCTGAAGCAATTTTTGTACCATCTTTTGTTTTAATTTGCAAGGGACCTGGAATTGTTATTTTTCCTCCAACCATGTCTGGTTCAAATTTAAATCCGGATGAATGAATTTGTGGTAGTTCAATGCCTGGTAATTCTAATGGGGCTTGACTTTTCATTACCTGTAATCCTAATGCAGCGCTATTACTTACTTGTGATATAAACGGAGCTAGTTGTGCTTTAGTAACTGCTGGTGATAATGAATTTACGGGTACTCTATTAAACTGTCCAAATTTTAATACGCCTTTACCAAACGGAGATCTTACATAAGGTATTTGTTCTCCAGCTGCTCCTTGACCCTGAACAGCTGCTGAATCTGGAACTTTTTGTATAGTTGTAGGCGAAGCTTGTAATCTAAATGTATTACCTGCTGATCCTTTTTTTGTTTGAAATTGACTTCCTGATGGATGTATAGTTGTAAAAAAAGGAACTGTCATTTCATTTATTTCAACTCTTGGAAAACTAGTTCCTTGTCCTGAAGCTGATATAAATAATATTTCTGATGTATTTTCTGCACTAGGCTGTACAGGTATTGTACGTCTCCATTTTATATTTGGAGCATCTTTAAAATTAGGAGAATTTGGATCATTACTTATTGGTAACTTACCAGTACGCAATTCTCGAATTCGTATTGCTCTTCCTGCAAGATATACCGTTGCAATTCCAGGAGGTGTATCTGGATAGATATATACAACAATTACACGTGTACCGTCACCTTCAACATAATTTAATATTTCATGATAAATAGGTTTATCATTGGCGTCTAAAATTTCTGTATGAATTACTGAGTCAGGAACTAATACATTACCTGTTGCACGAAGTTTAATAACATTTTTACCAGCCGTAAATTTTCTTGGAAATTCTGTAATTTGAAAGTATTTAGGCGATGTTCTAGAAGTATCAGTAGCTAATACTGGTAAATCTGCGATTCCGCGTCTGCCTATTATTTTCTTTATCATAATTTTCTCCTACGGGGCCTTTCAGCTGGTGTAAACTACGGGGCCATTTCTTCTTTTATGAATGATAGCGATTGTAGCTAGAAATTCTTTATAATAAATATGCAGGTAGGTTAAGAATATGAAATTTTTGAATATCCGTTTGTTTTCTTTATTTCAATTAATTTATCTACAATATCTCTCATTGCATCTATATGAGATATACATAAAATAAATCCAAATTGAGATTTTAAATAATCAAATAACAAATACATTGAATTAAGATTATCTGAATCTAAAACACCAAATCCTTCATCTATTGCTAAAAAGTTTGGCCTTGGTAAACTAGATACATTGATTAAAGATGTTCTAATTGCTAACGATGAAATAAACTTTTCCATACCAGATGTTAACTCAAGCGGCCAAAAATTATCATCATCATAAACAATATGAGCATTTATATTTTTACCATCTGTATGTAATACAATTGTAAATTCAACTATTTGATTTAGAATATTATTTATTTCTGATTCTATTTGTGGAAGAGCTTTTGAAATTAAATGATATGGAACACCATCCCGTTGTACAGCTTTTTGATAGTATTCAAATCCTTGATATTGTTGTTCTAAATCTTTTAACCTATTTATACCATCTTGAGCATCTTGTCTAGATTTTTCAGCCATTTTTAATCTGCCTGATAATGATAATAATTTAGAATCTAATTCTGATAAATCTGTATTAACTGTACTTATTTCTTCTCTAATTTCAGTTATTTCTAAATTTTTTGTTTTGTTATATTCTATATTAGATTTTTGTTTTAAAGATTTTTTTAGTTCTGTTTTACTAGATTTAATATCTTCTCGACATTTATGTATTTTCCATTTAAACTGTTCAAGTTCTTTTTCTTGATTATTTAATGTTCTATCAGATTCGTTTAGATTATTTTTTAACTGAGCTAATACTTGTAACTTTTCTTTTGGCTTATCTTCATGTTCTATTTTTGCAATACCATCTTCAAAATGTTTAATATCAAACTCAATAGCTTGTTCTTCATCAATTAATTTAGGTAAAAGATCTGCAACTTGTTTTGTTTCTTGTAACCATGGATTGGCCATACAGTAACTACAATCTTCATCCCATTCATGTTTATCTAATTTAGATACCATCTTTTGAGCATGTTGAATTTTTAATTGTTTCAATTTAAGATCATTGTTCAATTTAATAACCGTATCTTGATAATCTTTTAATTCAACTATTGCATGCTGTAAAGCTTGTTCATCAATCTTATTTATTTTTTGATTTGTTTCTTTTATTAATTTTTTCTGTTCACGTATTATTTCTGTTTGAGTATTTCTATCTGCAATAACTTCTTGCAACTCATCTTCCATTCGTTCAATTTCTGATTCTATATCCGCTGGCGATCTTAATGTATCATCAACCTTTTTTAGTTCTTTTGTCAATGAAAAAATAATGTCATTTAAATTAGTTTTCATTTCTTCATGTTCTGATTTATCTAATTTCATTTGTTCATATGAACCAGTATATTGAGTAATAATTTCATTTGCATTAACAAGATCAGTTGAAAAATCTTTTCGTTTATATTCTCTAATCAATGCTGCTGTTTCTCTTATTTCTTCATGGCCAATTAAATACTGTTGTTCAAATATATCAATATCTAAAAATTGAGATAATAGATCTTTTCGTTCTCTTTGAGTTTTATCAATAAATCCTGTATTATTATTTTGTAATGATAATGCAGTTAAAACAAAATCTTCATATGATCCTAAATATTGTCTTATACTTTTATTTGTAGAATCTCTTTGATCTCCGTTTAATGATTCTTCATTGCCAGCTTTATCAACTCTCCAAAAATTAACATCTACTTTAACATGACCTCTATTATTTTTCTTTCCTGTTCTTTCTATAAAATAAGAATATTTTCCTAACTCAAATTCAAACTTACAGTAAAATCTAGATTTTTTATTATTTAATACATGTGCTGCTTTTTTAGTTCTTGAACATCTATCAAAACATGTAAATGCTAATGCATCTAATAATGTTGATTTACCTGACGCATTTGGTGCAAATAATCCATAACTTCCAATAATATTAGTAAAATCAACAACATTATCTTCGCCGTAACTAAACATATTTGAAAATTCAAATTTCTTTGGTGTCCATGTTATATTTCTTGTCAATGTATTGGCAGGTAATTTTGAATGAACTAATCTATTGATATGACGTATTGTATCTAATAATGTATCATCCAATGCATACTCATCTGATAAATATTCTGATATCACATTGTTTTGCCATTCAACATCTCTTACATTTCCAAAATTAATTTTATTTTTTGCATCTGTTGTATTTAACGCGTTTATTTTTTGAATTGATATATCTTGAACTTGATATTTAGATTTTATATCAGCAATAATTTGTTTTAATGTTCCTGAATCAGTATCTTTTACCTTTAATCGTAATCTTGGCTTTTTAGGAACCTTTGTATTTGGATTAATAATTTTACCATTATCAACTTCATAAGTATAATAACCATAATCATTTTCAATTTCAACAAATTCATGCGTCTTAGTTGCAAGGTCCCAGATCATAATACCATGTCCTAATGATTCACCATGATTCTGCTGAATTAATGATCCTGCATATGCTATTGTTTTATCTTTATCTAAAAACTGTGGCTTATGAATATCTCCTAATAATACTAAATCATGACCTGTAAATATATCAGTTGTTACATGTGTATTGCTCAATGTAAATCCAGCATCAGTTGATGCATTATGCACCGATCCATGATGTAATGCAATCTTATATTTACCATCAAAATCTTTTGCTTGTATGTAATTTATTGGCTTTTCATCCACTCCCATTACGTTAAAGTGTACACCTTGGATCTCGTATACACCGTTGTCTTTAAGATAGTGTATATTCTTATGATTGATAGCCTTAACAATAGGACTTAAGGCGTCAAGTCTATAATTATTATTTAAGTTACAATCATGATTACCTAAAATTATAATAGTAGGTAATAGATCAGCTAAGTTAGTAAAAAATTCAGATACTAAATCAACCAGTTCTGGCGACATGTCTGTTTTTGCATGAACAATGTCTCCTGCAACATAAATTACATCATCATCTGTTTTTGTATTTTTAATATATGAATATAATCGTCTAAAAACTTGTCTATATTCTTTGTGACGCTTTACATTTCTAATATGCACATCTGCTATGTGATATATCTTATTTATCATATTCCTAATATCCTTTGTTCCATTAGCCATTCAGATGTTAATTTTTCTGTATTAGCTAATATACTATTTATTTTTCCAAAACCAATATCGCTTGGATCTTTTTCTTCTATGTCAACAAAATAAACATCTACACCATTGGCCATAAAATATTCTGCTGTTTCTATTGCTTGTTTTCTTGCATCTTTATCTAAACAAATATAAATTGTTTTTACATTATTTTCTATAATTCTATGCTTTAATTGATTTGGAATTGTTTTACCAAATAACGGAATAGCATTTCTTCTAATTGCAATTGCATCAAATGCACCTTCAACTAAACATACTGGATAATTCCAATTAACATGTAATTCAAATCCTACTATATCTTTTGATACTTGAGGATTCTTATGTTTAAATACATCATCTTCATAATATGCTCTACCAACAAAATAATTTAATACTCCATTTGCATCATAACTTGGAATAATTATTTTACCAGAATAAGGACCTGAATCACAATATCCAATTCTATATTTTAATATATCATGAATTGTAACTCCACGATTTTTTAAATAATAAACTGCATTTCTATATTCTGGTGATATTTTATCTAATCTCCATAATGGCTTGAATTCAGCTGGAAGTTCTACTGCTTTAGTATTTGTTGTGGTTACTGTTGGCCTATATTCTGTTTCTTCTATTAATTGAAATAATTTAGATATTTTAAATCGTTCAACTTTTAGTTTTTTAAATAACGTTATTATTTTTCTACCTGCTGCATTACAAACCCAGCAATGCCAATGTTGAGATAATAAATTAACTTCTAGTTTCTTTTTATTATGATGACAGAATGGACAATGAAATGCCACGTTGCCTTTATTTGTTGATCTACCTTTACCTAAGACAGATTCTATCAATGTCAGTAGTTTAAAATTCGTCATGTATACTAATATAACAAAAACTTTTCAAATAACCAAATTTTATTCAGAAAACCATGCCTCAGGTATTTGTTTTTCTGCCCATGGTATTTGATGTTTATCACACCAATCTCCGTATGTAGTTTTACTACCTTTTCGTATTTTTGTTTTACCAGACATAAATACTATTCTTATATCTAATTCTGGATGCTGCTTTTTTATCAATAAATGTTTTTTACGATCTTCTGCAACCCATCTACCTTTTGTTTCTACTAAAATACCATTAGGTAATGTAAAATCTATAGTATAAGTATGTTCAGTTTGTGGTTTGATATAATTTATAACTGTAGTTTCATATTCAAACTTTATTTTTTGTTCATTGAGTTGATCTGCTACTTTATGTTCAAATCCACTTCTATAACCATGTTTAATTGCGTTCTTTCGAACTTTTGATTTACTTCTCCAAGCCATATTAATGATAACCGTTTAATAATTCTAGTAGATCATCTATTGCATCATGACGATGACTATCTACTAATACTGTTTTATATACATATTTTGAGTTTGTTAATTTTGCCATATCATGATATGCAGACCAATTTTTATCTTTAAGATCTATTTGATATGAATCTCCGCAAAAAATCATTTTAGAATCTTTACCTAATCTACCAATACACATTGCTAATTGTGATCTTGTTAAATTTTGAAATTCGTCCACTATAACAACTGCATTGTCAAATGTTCGGCCTCTAAAATGTGCTAATGACACTAATTCTATTTGTTCAGATTTTTCCATTTTTTGTAATATCATTGGTTTGTTATAAACTTTACGCATATTACTTCTAATAGGAACTAACCATGGTTCCATTTTTTCTCTTTCTGAACCAGGTAAAAATCCATTATCTTCTGTAGAAATAGTTGGTCTAGTAATTATTATTTTATTGAATTGACGTTTAAAAAATTGATCTAACGCAACCTGTACTGCTAATAATGTTTTACCGCTACCTGCTTTACCTACAACAAAATTATAAGGATGTTTTAAAATTTGAGTTTTTGCTTTTTTCTGTTCATTAGAAAGTGATAATGAAAACCTTACAGCTCCTTTCGGCGGGCTTTTTACCATATTATCTTTCGTCGCCATACATGACTCCTTTATGTTAACTATTTAATATAAATATCTAGTAATCCCATCTAACAATAAAGTTCATATCAACATCTGATCTTTTTGTTATTGGTTGTGCTAATTTTCCAATTGCTAGAAGTTGTGCATCTTGATTATATAATCCTATTGTTGTTACATAAGGACTTAATGATGCCGTAAAATCTTTCTTTAATCTATCTGTATTTATTCTTTGTAATGCAGTTGGATTCATTGTTACATTGAAGTGGCCTGCAGGAACTTCTACAAGAACTTCATTTTCATATATAGTATGAGTTCCTTTATATTGAACTTGCCAACTTGAAGTTGCTTCATTGCCTCCAACTCCTAAAGCTTTATGATACTTAGGCATTGCGCTTGAAATAACACCATGAGATCCTTTATAAAATATATTACCAGCTACACTTGTCTGAAATGCAGATCCAGACTTGAAATGATTATTTGCAAGACTTGCAATTGCTGATTCATGTAATGCATAATTATATATACGTATTTCATCTAATGATCCTGATAATGCATTATCTAAATCTGTATTCAATGCTCCAAACATTAGTTTGCTTTGATTACGAACTTCATTAGGAACAGTATCTTTTGCTTTCCATTGTTTAACTCCATTCACCCATAATTCTAATTCAGATCCTGATTTTTGTGCTAATATATGATATTCAGGTCCTTTGGTTGGGTGTGTACTACCAGTACATTGCACTGCAGATGCGGATGAAAACGTATTTATACCATCACTTCTTCTAAAACGAATTTTACCAACATTAGTCTTTCCAGCTGTTTGATTAAAGATTTCAATATCAAATGGATATCTAGTTCTAGTAATATTTTGTTCTTTTAATTCTCTTTTACGAGTTTTCTTATTTAAAATCAATGTGTCTTGTGTACCACGTTTTGATATCAATGCATTTGTAGTCGAACCAGATATTGATTGACTAACACCGCCACCATACCAAAATGATATTGCAAAATCATCATCTTGATCAAAATTTAGTTTAGTATATGCAGGAGTTTTAATATATCCTCTTCCATCAAAGTATGCTTGCATTCCTGCTCGTGGAGGAAATATTTCTTTAACTGATACTGAGTCTATAGAAGCTAAAGTATTTCCACTTGAATTTATAGTGAATGTGTCTACATTCTCCGCGGCTTCATAATAATCAACATATGTTCCATTATCGGCTGATGTTAACAATGGTCTTGAAGGAGTTGAACTATGTTGTCTTCCATATTTCAATTCTATAGATCCGTTTTGTATGTTAAGACCGTTAATCTGTACTTTATAGAATCTGCCTGGCTTATGAATTGATCCATTAACATTTAATCCAGCATAAATAGTGCCGCCTCCACTTCCAGTAACTATAAGAGAGGATGACAAATGAAGTTTACCTCCAACTATTTTAAATGATCCTGATGCTGCTGTCGATCCTGAGACCCATCCATTAGCTGAAACCAAATGAGTTCCAGTAAATGTTGGATTTGGAACTAATTCAGATCCTGTATATCCTCTTGCTGCAATATCAAATAATCCTGATGTCATTATACCTTTATCATATCTTACTCGAAATGAACTTGATTTAACATCTGTTTGATAAACATTGCTTTGAAATTCTACAGCATGGTTATGAGTTCCATAATTATTTTTAAATTTTCTAAATTCATCATTGAATCCCCAATAACCTACTAAATTACTTGCACTTGCAAAGCTTTGCGAATTGATTCGAGAATCACGAAGATTACCTCTACGATCATCATATAATTGAAAATCATTTGAATTATCTGTTACTATAACCGTTCCTGGTTTTACTGATTCTCCTACTTTGAAATACGGTATTGTAAAAGAAGATGCAGAATAAAATAAAAATTTTTCTATACGATTAGGATTGGATGCTCCAAAATTGATGCCTGGATCATATGGATCTCTATAATATAAATGATTTAAAGAATGCCAAATAACATTTTGATATGAACCATCCAAGTTTCTTGGATCATTATCTGCTCTGGATCTTATTGTTAATATAGTTCCTGCTTTAGCAAAGTTTTGACCATATGTTGTTAGTTCAGTTGTTCCAATAGGTGTTTTTTCTTTCCTATGAGTTGCATATTGCACTTTATGTCCAAAGCTAGCAGATAGAGTATTATTATCAAAACTATACTGTTTGAACACCTGAAATGGTGTTACTCTATAATTGCCTTTTTTTATTGGCTTAAATACTGATGGATATGGCATAAATCTTTGTCCTTAAATAAAAAACTCCCTTATATTAATAAATATAAGAGAGTTTCAAATATGTAGGTTTTATACCAATTAGAAGTCTAATTTAACTTTAATTAAGGCCTCTCTTGTAAATGATTTCAATAAAGGTTTACTTAATTTAGCAGTTGCTAACAACTCTCTTCTATTATTATATAATCCAATTGATGTAATATATACTTTTGGATCAAATAAGAATGTTGGTTGTTTAAATTGACCTCTTGAACCTGTAACGAAGGTTGGATTATTTGAGAAGTTATATTCTGAATTTTTAACTCTTACAAAGTAATGAGTTGATTTAACTTTCTCAGATGATCTTGCTTGGAATCCTAATCTATCACCAGATGGATCAGTTAACTCAGCTGCTGAATGCGACATTGCAATAAATAATTTTTTAGCATTACCACCATCTATTTCTGAACCTGATACAATATTAAATGATGCAGATGCATTCATTCCATTACCACCAATAACAACAACACCTACTTGAGGATAAACAAGTCCGTAATGAACTGGATTGGTTGGACTATGTACACCTTGCTCTATTGAACCAGATACTAATGAATAAATTTGTCCAGCTTGACCAATTCTTGTATCAGTTATTTTACTATCATCAATTAATCTAATTACTGATGAATGAGGTGCAGCTGTCGATGCTGATACTTGAGATCCTGTAAATGTTGCATTAACTGCTCCATTTCCACTCAATGGTTGTATGTTTATTTCAATATTACCTTCATCTAATCTTTCTTTGAATCTTGCTCTATTTACATTGATAAAGAAACAATTTGAATTATCTACACCATTAATAGAAAAGAATTTATCATTTGGCTCAAGTAATAAGTTTCTATATTGAGAATAAATTGCTCTTGATGGAGTATCATTAACTTGACCACCTTCATCTGCAGAACCTGATCCACCAACATGGCCCCATGCAATACTAAATTGCGGTTCTGAACCTACAGCTGTTGATGCTGAATTAAATATTTCATAATAATATCTTTGCTGAGTAGCTGTTTGATTTGCAGATATATGCATTTCTAATAAGTTACCAATACCTCCAGACCATAAACCTTTTGTTACTGTTTCTTGTTGATTTTCAATAATATCTGCAGGATCAAAAGTTGTAAATATTCTACCAAATCTAGCACGTAATTTTCTAATATCACGCTCTCTAATGATTCGATTAGCCATCGCTCTTGCTTGAGATTTTATTAGTCTTTGTAAACGTCTTGGATCTGTTCTTCTAGCTCTTGGAACTCTTCTTCTAGGTCTTCCTCTTCTAGGAGCTCTTCGTCTACTAGGAGCTCTTCTTCTACCTCTAGTTCTTCTTCTTGATCTTCTTGATCTTCTTCTTGATCTACGTCTTCTTCGTCTTCTTCGACCACCCATTTCAGTACCGAAGCTTTCCTCCTCTTCTTCTAACTCAAGGGCATCATCTTCAAATGAATCATTGTCAATATCCGACCATAAATTTATTTGGTCATTTTTATATTCTATAGATTGATAGTTTCTCATCTTATATTATCCCCTTTTTATTGAGCTTGTAATGCTACTCCAGGAGTAGTTTCAAGATCTTGTTTCTCTACTGTTAGATTAATTGTTGTTCTACCACCGGTCTCATTTCCAATAATCGTTATTGTAGCTTTTTTAGCAGCTGCTGGTTGTGGTTTTGCAACAACTTGAAACTGCAAGCCTGTTACTGTTACTGTCTGAGCTGCTTCTTGATCACCAATAAATTGTGGTATTGAAGCCATACTTGCTCTTCTTGAAGCTCTTCTTGTAACTCTAATGAATGCTGCATCTGAATCAGATAATATTGCTGTATAACCAAATATTCTATTACCTTGAGAGAAGTTAATTGTATTTGGTGTAATAGTTGCTCTACCACCTGTCTGTAATGTAATGTTTTGCTGGGATACTCTTACTACTGGAATTCTTGTAATCTTTTTAGGTAGTGTTACTAATTTATATTTCATCATTTGCGTTTCATCAGGTAATGCTTCTACAATTGGCATGTTTTCAATTGTAACACCGTAAAACGCTGTCCCTAATGGATGATCAGGGTTCCATAAATCATAATCAATTTCATCATCTGCTAATGCAAATTGTGTAATTTTAAATTCGTCGCGGCCTCTTGCCAACAACTCTCTACCTTTCTTTGTTAAAATAGCATCTACTGTTATAGATGAATTATTTAAATATCCCATAGTAATTCCCGTATATTCTTTTTATTTATAAATAAATATGGACTTATTAAAAAAGTATTCCATTATTTAACTGTTAGATTTCCTTCTTTTGTTGTTAATGTATTTGGATTAGTTACTGTAAATGATACTACAGGTCCTCCATCCGTTGTTGCTGTTGTATTAATATTAAAGTCTGGTCCTGTTAGTTTAGACCCTTCATATAATTTTCTTGTTAATCCTGCAAATTCATCATCTCTATAATCTGCTGCCTCTAATGAATGCGAAGTTGGAACTCCTACATATACATCTTGAGCAAATAATATATTTTTAACTGTATTACCTCCTTGAGTAGATATTTGATTTCCAGGCGGCAATGCAGATCTTTGACCTTCTCTTCTAGTAAATGTTTCATTACCTTTTTTATCTCTGTTAGCTCTCAAATGTGGAAACTTATTTAGATATTTTATTTCTTCATCAGTTAATACATGATTATCAAATATTTGTACATGAGCTATAGATCCTGAATATCCATATGAATTACCTCCTGACTGATATCCGTTACCAATTTCTTCTAAATAAAATACTCCTCCAGAACCAGTTGTATGTCCTATTCTTGTAAATGAATGCTGAAACTTTCCATTAACATAATATTTAGCTACTCCATTTGATCCACTTGTTCCGTCAAATGTATATACAATATGATATGGTCGCTCTCCTCCTTGAGTCACCGGCCAAGAACCTATGTTTGATATTTTAGTTCCTGGTTGAGCTGTATTAACAGATAGACTACCATAATAAGTTCCGGTTTGATCTCTTAATACTAATGTTCCATCTGTTGCAATCCAGAAACCTGGATTAGTTGTGCCGCTTTCTCCTGCCCATGCAATTGGAGTTTTACCTGACTGAGATGCTGGTTGTAATAATGCAGATACACTAAATTTAGATCCATTACCGGCTGGTGTTGC